AGCCGTGAAAAATAAAAAAACCGATTCTGAATACTACGTCCATTGGGCCGTTTTCTTATTTCTCGCAATGGGTGCTGGCGGGATTCTGCTTCAAGTACTCAGGTTCGGAGCCATTGTTGAATTTGGCTCCGTTGCCTGATTACTGGTAAAGCCGCTTTGCAAGCTCGCTCTGTTTCTCCCGCAACGGGATAACCAAGGCCCGCTTTTCATCTGCTGTCAGCGCCCCTTTTTCAATTAAACGTATGCGCTCGTTAATCTTGCTGATGCTGCGCTTGACGTTCTCCACCTTGTGATACTTGCTCAGTTCGTCTTTGTGCTCTTCTCGGTACTCCTTGGCGTCTTCTATCTTTCCGTCTTTGCGCAGCCTGTTGTAGGTCGCATAAGCCTGTTCCAATTCTGCGGCTTGGTCGTACATCATCGAAACGTAACGGCTTTGCGCACTGCTCAATTCCGCCACCATGCCGCCTGATGCAAACTTCCAGTGATCGACCGCTGGCCGCGTCGGCTCGTTGCTGATGCCGCGAACCATCATGTCGGCAGAGCTAACTGCCGTCGCGCCAAGCCATCCGAAGTACGCCTTGTTCAGGAAGTCCAGTTGAACCGGAGACAAGAAGTTATCGCCAGTCAGCGCATTTCCGGCAGAACTGATTCCGCGCGCAAGCATGCTGGTGTTTTGTGTAAACCGCATGCCTGGCTCTAATCGCTCCATACCCATAGATTCAATCGGGCGCTTGCTGAACGAATCCTGATTGGCATACAAGTCGATCATCGGCTTGAACGTCTGCGGCACAGGGTTCATCGCCAACTGGTTCGCAATCAGGCTGGTCGTGGTGTCTGCAAACCGCTGCCCGGTCATTTCCTTGTCGAAGGCAAGTTCCGCAGTACGTTCTGCCAGCGTAGCAATCGCGCCAATTTCAAACGGCTTCGGCACACGGAAAGCGACACCACCCAACTTGAACCACCAATAGTTGTCCCGATCCCAGTCCTCGCGCTTCTTCCAATCATCGTCATCGCCATACATTGCCAGCAGCGCAAGCGATACCATCGTCACCGCGCCCAACACAACAGCGAATCGCGCCTTGTCTTCTGTCGATGCGCGGCCCAGTTTATACATGCCTTGGATACGCGCGTTAAGAAACGGAACAAGCTGAGTCAGGAATCGAACCGTCTTCCACGATCCTTGCATGGAAAAGTCCATCAGGTCGCGCGACATCACAGACGCTTCTGCGTGGCCCATGCCTTTCTCGCGCAACTGATGATACAGCGACATGCGGTTGACTTCCTCGCCACGGTTCCCGAGTTCGTTGTACATGGTGATTGATGGCTCAACATACTTGTCGTAGAAGACTCTGATCTTGCCTTCGTCGTCAAGAATATGCTCGTCCTTCGCGCCCTGCTTGATAAGCTGGCGCACCCGGCTTGCCTCGTTGCCTTCAAGCATTGTGCCAAAGCGAATCAAACCGCCGCCGGCCAGCGCGGAAACGTACTGCTGCGAAGGCTTCTTGCGGTTGGTTAGCTTCCATCCCTCTATCACGTTCGATGCCGGGTTGTAGTTCAAGTCAGATGTCGCAATCGCCTGCACAGAGTCGCGGATTAGGTTGCGGATCTTGAAGAACGGGGATGCCGTCACACCAATGGTCAGCCAATGCTTCGGCTTGGAAAGAATATCCATCATCGGGCCACGAATACCGGAGAATTCCAGCGAGGATACGGCTTCCACAATGTATGGATCGTCAATCTTGTATTCGACTTTCCCGTGATACGTTATCACCGTAGTTCCATCAGATACTTTGGTTACGCCATTCTCTTCGTACTCTGTACCTTTTGCGATTTTCTTCTCTACTGTCCCCATAACCCAGACAGTCTTTGTATCGCCAGCAACCGCCTTGCGCGCGACTCCCATCTTTTCTGCGGCTTCAAGCGTTGCAGTTGCCGCGCGGTTCTTGGCTGACGCATCTATCAGATGCGCCCAATTTCCCAGCGTGTTCGCCATCAGGTCATTCAGTTGCTCTTCGCCGCCCTTAAGCTTCTTAAACGCCTCTTGGCGGATCACGCCTGACTTGATATACATGCCGCGCGCTTCGCCTTCGTTCTCTTCGGCAACTCGGTAGAACGGGACGTAGAATTCATGCTCCCACAGCTTGCGGCTGTCGCCATCGATCAGGCCAGATTGTTCAGCAATGTCCAGCACGTTCTTGTTGAACTCGTTGAACTTGACCAGCGAATCCTTGTAGATGGCCTTGCGGTCGCGGGTGACGGTTCCGTCGATTAACGTGTAGTCATTGGCAAAATCTCCCTTGCGGTCTGCTAGCGATTTGAACGCGGCAATATCATCCTTGTTGAATAGGCGCTCCTTGCCCTCTCCCATTAGCCTCTCAGCCCGATTACCGGCAATCCAGCGCAAGAAGTCTGTCGATTCCTTGCCTAGCGGGAAGAACACTTTCTCAAGCACCCCGCCGCTCTGGTCTGCATCGGTAGCGCCGTCGTTGAGCGATAGCTTGCCGTAGTGCATGAATGCCTCGAATGCTCCGGTAGCACCCTTGGACAAGCGCAGCAGGTTGTAGGCGTGCTGATCCAAGTCTCGGATTGGGCGGAACTGGTCAGCCAATCCTTGCGCCATCTTCTTCCATGCGTCTTGCTTGAGCTTGTGAAGCGTATCGGCGATGGTTTTCTTGGTGATGACAGAGCCAGTGCGCTCCAGTGCAGCGCGCTGTGCTTCGTCGTAGTTTCCAGAGTCTCCAATAATCTTGCCGCCACGCGGGTTGACCGGCTGCGCATTGCCTTGCGACCGGCTGAACTGCGCCGCCGCATTCTTATCCGGTCGGCGAATCATGTTCTCGCTGATTGCGTAATCCTTGCTACGTCCTTTGTTTGGAACGAATCCGAACCGCCGATAGAACCGCTCCTGTCCGGCACGGCTTCCGCCAAAATCACCTGCTGCGGTGAGTGCGATGGTCATGCCGTTTTTGTCGGCGTATGCGGTCAGAATATCCATGAAGCGCGAACCAATGCCCTGCCCGCGAATTGCCTTCGGCATTTGCAATTCATCCAGCTTGATTGTGTCTCCGCTGATATTTACCCATGCGTCAACATCAGGATGGATAGCGCCAAGATCATCAAGCAATTGTTGCTCTACGTTGTATCCTCCAACCGACATAAGCGCCGCCGCATTGCCAGCCGATTCCACCTGACTCTCAGGCCGCCAGTTCGCCATCGCATCCTGCGCCATGAATACAAGATCATCCTCGGTCAGGCTGTTAGCCCATGCCATGAACTTCCCGCGTTGCAACACAGGTAGCGATTTCCCAAGGTTACGCAATGCGTTCCGCAGCCAAGCGATGACGCGCCTTACTATCGGCATATCAGGATTATTCTGCACCAGATAGGCCAGCGTTTCTTCGACAACATGTGCGGCAGGAGTGCCTTCAGGAACTTGCGCCCAAGCAGCCTTTACTTTGGCATTGCCGGCCCGGTTCATCAGTTCAACTTGCTTCAAGATGGACTGCCATTCCTTCGAGTCACGGCCTAGATGTAAAGCATGCACGCCGATCTCATGCGCAACTAGCCCGCGCAGTCCTTTCGCGCTGGCGCTCTTTGGGAGATGGTCGGCGATGAAATAGGTGATGCCGTCCGCAGGGTTGAAGAAGGCCAGCGCGCGGCCATCGTTGGCGTAGCGGATGTCTTGATTTAATCCGCCTTGTTTTTCAGCAAGCTGTTTTTCTAGGCGAGATATATATTCAACCTTAACTTGCTCTGAATTCATTTCCGGCATCTTGCCTATCTGCGCCATCTCTGACAATTTTCCAGAATCTTTATTCAGCCACCAGATACCCGAGCCAGACTTCGAATAAGCGCCTTTCTTGGCGACTTCTATTTTCCGAATCAACTCATTTATTTCATAATCCCGAGCTTTCTTGGTGGCTTTTTTCGCATCACTTTTCGCCTTTGAATCAAGGCGCTTTATGACTGGCGGAACATCCATATCAAATTTGCGCGCGACAAATTCAACAGATTCATCCCACGTCCCATAATCATTCATCAGCGATCCATCATGTCCGCCGCCGACCATTACTTCGAAGTCCGGCTCAACATATGAGTCAGGTAGCTTATGGTTCGATATTCGAATCTTCAAATATTCGCCTTCGTTCTCTTTGAATTGCGAACCTTCTGGCGCATATGCATAGATATACGTTGATACCGAAACATTTGATTTTTCTCTATCTACGCGCAATCCCATCGATTGCAGTGCGCGTTCAATCTGATCTGCTCGCTTGAAGTATTCTTCGCGCGAATACAGCGCATCCTCGCCCACGATATTCGCCGCCTGAGCAGCAGTGATCGAGCTCGCCTTGCCCGCGTCGAACATCGCCTTGAGCGCGCCATGAATCTTGCCGCTGTGCGCGGATAGGAGGGCGGATTGGGCGGATGCGACAGAGTGCGCGTCGGGGGGTGGGGTGCGTCGTTCGTCGGCCTGAATCGCATTCGCCGGGATAGGTGCGTTGTTCATCTCCTTTCCGTTGAACACCACGATTACGTCTTCCGCGCGGACATCCGCGGTCGATTCCGGCGAGACAGTGCGGCGCTCGTCGGCGGTCATGCGCTGGCGCGATTGGGTATTGCGCGCTTCGACTTCACCGGCAAGGCGCTGATAGGCTCGTGCGGCTGGGGCCATGTCAGTTTTCAGGATTTGGTACTCTTCATCCAGCGCATCGCGCTTTGATACAAGCTCGAGGTGCCGCGCCACATTCTCATCCCATGCGCGCCCATTTAGCTTTCCGCGCTTCTCCCCGTTGGAAATGATCTCGTCGTTGATTTTTGCCAAATCTGATTTCAGGATTTCAGCTTTTATTTTCCTTGCCGATTCTACGGTTCCTCCAGTTGCGAAACCCTCGCCGCGCTGGATTACGTGCTGCACTTCATGCAATATTTTCGAGACGACATCCGACATCGCCGTATCTTTGCTGATGCGGATCGTTGCCGGGTCGCTTCCTTTTGGCGAGTAGCTTGCGCCGGACTCTTTCTGGTCTGTCAGTGAGATATTCGCAAGCTCAGGATATGCAGCGAACAGTGCCGGATGGTCGAGTACATCGCCAACCGTGAAGCTCAAGCTGCCAGTCTCGGCGAACCGGCGCTTGCGCATGTCGTTCAGAATGTCGCCGAACAACTGGCCTTTGCTCGGCCACGGCTTATGCAGCTTCGCGCCGCTGTCGTCGATCTCGAACCTCCACTTTCCATCCGCGCCTTTGCTCCAGCCGGTTTCCTTGCGCACCGTCTCTGCATTCTCGCCCGCGTTCAGGCGGTCTTGCGCGGCGGACAAAGCCATCTTGTCTGCGGTCTGCGCATTCTGCCCGGCGAACGAGTACAGCGCGGTTCCTTGGTCTGTTTCCTTGGATTCGATGGTCTGCCTGTAATCAGGCGAAGTCGGCTCCGCAACATACGCAAGCATTCCGCGCCTCTCCGCTGCCGTGCCGTGGCTTGCCCGTCCAAGCATTCCAAGTTCTGCGGCGGATTGTCCGGTTGATTGGCTGATAATGTCGGTAAATAATCCGGCATCCATCAGGTGTGCGTACTGGCTCAATTCCCCCGGCACAACGGCAAACAATCTTCCTGAATGCGTTTCCCTTGCGGCGCGGCGTATTGCGGCCCCTGCGCGTAGCTTGTCAACACCTTTGCGGCTTGCCATATCTGGCACGTCAAGTATCATCGTTACAGCACCAGCCTCGCCGCCCGTTCCGATGATTGACGAATACACCCCATCCCTTTGGAGTTGTCGTGCGATAGCGGCAAAGTCTGCTGGCTTGGTTATGGTTGCGCCAAGTGTGGGGTGCGGAACTTCCGGCGATACGGACATCGCGCCCAAATCCGCCTTGATGATTTCCTGTTTGGCTTCCGGGCCGTACAGCCCGGACTTTATGGTGATCGAATTGTATTCGTTGTGATCGATGATAACGTGACCAAGCATCCCGCTTGCATTGGTCGCCAGCATCTCAGTCAAGTTAATATCCGACGATGACGCTTTGGCAAATCCGGCGGGGTGGTTATGCAGTAACCAGTATCCATTCGCTCCAGTGCGCCCCATGTCGGCGCTGATGTGTTCGTGAAGGTCTCGCGGAATGCTTACCGATGCGGCAAGCCTCGATGTGTAAGCGCGTTCGCCGACGATCTTATTGTCCTTGACGAAAAAAACGCGGAATGTTTCGAATCGCGGATCTCGCAAGACCTGCGAAATCATAGCTAGGTCGTGCGAGCTTTCAACATTTTGCCCTACGAGTGAGGTGTAGCCTTTTTCGCGGAAGTCGGACGGGATATTACTGCCAAGTATGGCCGCTGAACCTCGCAACGAAGAACGATTGACCCCGAAGATGCGTCTCTCGACATCCGCAAGAGATGACCGTCCGGCTTCAAGTTGCTCCGGCTTGGTTTCTGGGCGAGTTTCAAGTGTGTCATACGCATCATATTGCGCTTCTGGTTCTTTCGCGTCAAGCTGACGCTCCTGTGACTGTTCGGACTGCGCCGCATCATCAGCTTCAATAGGCGCAGCCTTCCCCACCACATCCGCCACATCCTCAGGCGAAATGTCGCCGTTGTTGAGCGCCTTAATCGTGTTCAGCTTGTCGGCCTTGGAAAGCTCGGTGTCGGCCTTGACTGACTCGATGGCGGATTGCTTGCTTTGCTCGGTCGCCTGCGCTTCCGGCTTTACGTTTCCGGCTTGCGTGCTTGACGTTTCTGCCTTGACGCTTGCGGAGCGCTCTGCCTTCATTCCTTGCATGGCAATCATGGCGGCATTGAATACAGGCTCGACACCGCGCCTTGCCTGTTTTACTTTCCCTGGCCCTGCTCCGCCGCCTCCTTGGTTACGGCCAGCCTCTTGTCCATATTTCGCATTGATCCCGACCAGCGCGGCGAGGTCATTGTTAAATATCGCGTCGAGGACTTTCTGCCCGTCGTTCTGAATTGATTTTGCAACCGTATCGCGAAACACATCCTTGCTGATGATGTCTTGCGCGGTTTGCTTCCAGTTCGCGGCTGGCGTTAATTCTGCTACCGAACTTCCATCTACCGCGCCATCCGACTGTGTTGGCTGCGATCCGACCTGTTGAACAACAGGCAATACAGCCGCACCGATTGCATCAGCGTCAGCCGGTGGCGCAACGTCGCCTGCTCCTTGGTAGTCCGCCAGCACCTTGGCCGGCACGTCCTTCTTCATCTTGAGCGCCAGCTTTACCGCATTCTCGTGCCCACGCGCAGCCGTCTCTTCCGACAATCCTTCCGCGACTTTCTGGGCGACAAACTCGGCCTTTGGCATTTGCCAGGTGAACGGCTTCTTGCTGGGCGAGGTAGTCGGCGAGGTAGTCGCGTCTAACTCGACTTTTTGCGGATTTTCTGCGGATTTTGGCAGTTGCTTGGCGACAACATCGCCATCAACAACAATTCCTTTCTCAAGCCTTCCGCGCCCAAATTGGCTGTTTGCCTCGCGCATCAGCGCAACAAAACCGCGCTCCGTCCCTTCCAAGTTTTCCGCCGTATCGCCAAGGTCAATCATATCCAGAGGATTATCTCCGTCTTGCAATGATTGCCCTGTATTCTTTTTGTAAAGGCGCTTGAATAACTTCTGGCCTTGCTCCGGCATGGCGGGATAGGTTTCAGCCCAGAATGATTCTGCCACAGCCTGCGGAGATTCCCCATTTTCCTGCATGGTATCCAGTACGTCCTGCCCCCAAGACTCTTGCTCTAGTTTCTGGGCTGCATTGTCTAGCCATTTTGCTACTGCATCGGCCCGATCTGGTGCCGGTACAAGTCCACTCGCTGCATCAGTTGCCACAGGTGATCTGGGCAATCCATCCCGTCCGGCTGCTGCGACAGTCTCAGGTCGAAGAACGCCATTTGCTGCGCTTCCTGCGGTGTCAGCACTTGGGCTTGCAGCGGTTGCTCGATCCACTCCGGCATCCATAGGTGCAGCAGTTGTGCCATTAGCGGCCTCCGCTTGAATAGGCTGCGCAGCCGTTTGGTCAGGAATGCCACTCTCCTGAGATTGCTGCGCGGATGGCATGTTTGCAAGGTATTCTCGCTGCGCTTTCGTCAGGATCAGCTTCTTACCCTTCTCGTTCGCCAGCATCTTGCCGCCGGCAATCGGCTTGTAGCCGTTCGCCAGATATTCATTCAATTGGGCGATCTTCGCTTCAAGCGGGCGCTCTCCGTTCTGCGCTTTCTCCTCAAGCGCGGGAACGCCAAGCGTCTCTGGCTGGCTTTCCGGCATGGCCTTGAACGCCTGAAACGCCTGTTCGCGCTGGGCGATGATGCGCTTCTCTTCCGGTGTCGGTAGCGGGTTGCGCGGATAGTTGGCTTCCAGATGCGCCAGAAACGACATTCCGGGAGTGCGCTCGTCCGGGTTGGCATAGATGCTATCCAGTGCGGCAAGGCGGCTCTGGCGTGTTTGTGCTGCGGCGGCACCAGTGACGCGCGCATCGGTGGTTTCCAGTTCGGATTCCATGCGCAATGCGCCAGACTCGGCTTGCTGTTCTGCGATGGCAGAACGACGTTGTTCAACATCCGCGCGCTCTTGTGCGGCAAGGTCGGCCAGCTCGGAGACTGCGCCGAACCCGGTCTCGCCTTGGGATAGTGCGCCGATGTCGCGCTGGGACTGAGTTTCGGTCAGCGAACCGAACTCGCGTTGCACCGCATCGTCAAGAATCGGATCATTCAGCAAGTCGCTGGATGCTTTGATGGCTTCATCCAGGGTGGGCTTGGAAATGACTTCGGCGGTGATTTGCTCCGGGGTTTTTGGCTGTTGCGCGTAGCCGAATAATGATGCCCGTGCAGCTATGCGTTCATTTTCAGGAAGGCTGTTCAGGTAGTCGTCTACCTGATTCTGGCTGGTTGCGACAGAACCATCGGGGAAGACAATCGCGTTTGATCCGAATGCGTCGGCTGCTTGATTATATCCAAGCGCAAGCGGCTTTTCTGGAGATTTGAATATCAGCCCCGTCTTGGCGATATTGCTGGCATCAAGATTGTTGCCGACGCGCCCATAGTTGTACGCCGTCTCGATGCTGGACTGGCCCAAGCTCAACATGCCTTCCAGCACGGCATCGGTCACGTTACCTTCGCCGGTTGCGGCCATCTCACCCAAGTATTCGCCGGCTGTCTCACCGACTGACTCAAGCGCCAGCCCGCCGCCGGCCATCGCCGCTTTCTGCGAGGTGGTGATCGTGGCGCGCGCTGCGGCATTGCCCGCTGCCGAAGCTGCCGCCTTCAATGCCGGGTCTGCTGCTAATGCCTTGGCTACAATTACCGGGCTGCTGATGTCGATTCCGGCCTTGGCGATGACCTCCGCTTCCGCCATCGCACCGGCCTTGGTTGCAGCCTTGCCGACAGACTGCATCAGCTTTCCGCCGATACCTAGCGTTAACAGATCGATCCCGGCAATCACTGAGCCCTTGGTTGCGCCCTCGCTGATAGCCTCGCCGCGCTCAACATCGGTCAGCCCGCCTTCGGCTTTCTCTATCGCCTTCGCGCCGGTTTCAAGCATTGCATTGCCGAGAAACATACCGGAGAATGCGCCAACAACGCCGCCGATACCTGCGCCGATTGCTGTTCCCGCGCCTGGTGCAACCATCGTACCAGCCGCACCGCCACCAACTGCACCGGCTTTCGCCCCAGCCCATCCTGCCGCAAGCACAGGTACGGCGTTCGGTAACTGCTCGACAATAGACTGTACCGCGCCAGTCTTGTTCTCCCATGCCGCCGCAGCCACATCACCGATAGCCTCAAGCCATCCGACTTTTCTATCATCCGCCATCGACTCTGCGGTATTGCGCTGCACGGACTCTGTGAACTGCTGTGCCTCAATCGGTCGCTGCTTATTGGCAATTTCAGATTCTGCAGCCAATGCTTCAATGTTGGCGTTATTCCCGGAGAGTGCCGATCCGGTCGCTTGCGCTGAACGTGACATGCTGCCGAAGCCGGACTTGAGCGCATCGATTGACCCGCCAATCAGACCTGAAGACTTCGGCTGCTCGGTTAGCTGATTCCCGTCTTCATCGAAATGAAACCCGGCAGACACGTCAATCTGGTTGCCGCTCGCGTCAAAATTGAATGCCATAAAATCCCCGATTTAACGACGCATCGCGTCTAGTTCAGCAAACAACTTTGACTTGATCGCCGGATTGTCTCCGTATAGTTCAACAACCTTGGCCTTCGATTCCGCAATGTCTATCTGCCCGAACTGGTTACGCACGGCAATATCTCGCGCTGTTGGATTCGGCGCTGGCTTTGCCGCATCCGGCGTTTTTACCAATGATTGCCGATATTGCGCAACCATCGCTTGCGCCTCTTCGCCAGTCGCTGCATGGCCAATCAACTTCCCGTTGACAGTCACATCCTGCAACTCCGCATCCCGCTGCCCCGAACCGCCGACAGGAACCTTCGTCTTCACTTCCGAGACTTTGTTCCCCATGTCGTCGTAGGTGTAATCGGTTTGTTCCGCAAAGCTATCACTCGACTTCAGATATCCGCGCAGCCTGCCCTCCTTCTCAAGGGCAGAATATTCAGGCGTTCCTTCAGTTGTTTGCAGAATCTTATTCGTCCATGCTTCGCGCTTCGACTTTTCGGGGTCATTGCTGCGCATCCCGATCAGCCCCTTTTCGCGACCGTATGCACGATCTTCTGCCGCGATCTTGTCAGCTTTGTCACGCTCGTAGTCCTGCATCTGCTCGCCTCTGGTGCGCTCGTGGATGCGTGCCTCGTAGTCAGACTTGACTTCCATCTCCATGTCTAACAGGCGCTTTGCGGAATCTTCCTTGGATGCGGTTTCCATACGCTGCTCCGCCGCCTTTCCTTGTCCGGAGACGACGTTCAGCAATCCGCCAGCAATAGGATTGAATGCCATGATTTAAGCTCCTTGCGCCAGCAGACCTGACGGTTGGGCAGATTGTACAGGTTGCGAAGTAGGTTGTGCGGCTTGTTCGGTCTGTTGACCTTGCTGCAATGCCATCTTGCCTTGTTCGGCCAGATCGCCATTGAATTCCGGGTTGAATGTGCGGTTGATGACGGCGTTCATCATCTGCAACGCCTCGCCGAAATCATCGTCCGTGACCGGTCTCGCCACGCCAGTTGCGTTGACGAACTCGCACATCTTCGCCAGCAGCACATAACCTGCTGGCAGCAGTGCGCCGATTGGCATGGTTCCCTTGCTCTCGTTGTAGAGCATGATTAGCGTATGCCCGACGCCGATCCCAAGCTTGTCCTCCGGCGTCATACCGTCCTGCCGCTGGATTCCCTCTACGACGCGGTCGTTCATCTCCTTGGTGAACAGCATCTTCATGCCGGCGTAGATTACCCTGCCGATGATGATCTTCTCTTCTTCTCCGAGGTTCTGGAACAAGCTCTGCTTGGCGTGTTCTGCGGTGATTGACAGTTTGCCTTTCGGTTGTTCTTTCGTGTCTTGTGGGTTCATTATGCGACTCCAGGAACTTGTTGCGAAGTGGTATTCAGCAGGCCAGTGCTTCGGTTCGGCGTGATCGGCGAAACTGCCTGCGGCGATCCCGGGCTGACAGGCAATGCGCCCGGAATGGCGACGGCGGTACTTCGCCGATTTAGCAATTCAATTTCCTGCTGGAACTGCGCATTCTGCTGCGCCAGCTTGTCGTTCTCTGACTTGCTGTTCGCCATGCCGGTAGCGAAGTCGCCGGCCATCTTGATATAGTTGTCGTACTTTCCGATGCGGTCGATCAAGCTCGGAGTCCCGCTCGGGACTGCCGCAGCGGGTATACTTGCATTAGCGCCAGCAACCTTGATTCCGCCTACGCCAGACGATGGGGCATTGCTAGCCGTTGAAAGTCCATAATCAGGATTCCAGTTCGGATCAGCTCCAGCCGATGCGCTTCCGCCAGAAGCACCGCCTTGGCTTGCGCCGCCCGTCGGCGCATTCGACATTGAACTACCGATCATCCCGGCACCGTTGATTAATCCGCCGATGCCGGCTAGTTTGTCGTTCCCGGTGAGGATTCCCGCCCCTTGTAGTGCGCCACCAACCAGAGATGCGCCAGCCGACAGTGTTCCAAGCGCGGATGTCGCGCCAGCAACGCCGCCAACCATGCCCAGCCCTCCCAATCCAGAAGCGATACCGCCGCCTGCCATCATCAGGCCGCCGATTGGTTTGGCTTCTTTGATGCCCAGCACCGACCCCGCAGCCATTATTCCAGCCCCTACCGTAGCAACTGCTGCTGCAGTGGCAGAGAACCCTACGGCAGCGGCGATCAGGCTGACCTCATACTTATGACCGGCCATCTTGCGTTTCATGTTGTTCATGCCTTACCTCGCTCTCTTCTCGATTGCCTCAAATGCCTTGTCCGGGTCAGTCTCGTCCGTCCTGAACACCGCCGCCCATACTGTTTCATCATGCGCGTATCCGGCGCGCTTCATGCCGGGTGGAGAAACGAAGGTACATGGCCCTTTTACTCTCTTCACCCCGTCCTCGGTCAATACCGTCATGTCGCCACGGATCAGGAAATGGATGTGCGCCTCGCTGTAGATCGATCCGGTGCAGAACGCGCCTGCCGGGATGGTGATCTCGCGGTAATAGATGCCGTTGTTGATGTAGTGGTTAAGCGGTATTTCGGCCTGCGGCTGCGTCAGCAGAAAGTCCTCCATGCGCAATATCTTGTCGCGGATCGGCTCGATGTGGCAGCTTTCGTATTGCGCCATCAACTCGTCCAAGGTGTCGGATTCTCCGAACGAACCCTCGACCGCACCTTGCGGCGCGGCCATCAGGTCAATCAGCCATTGCTGGCGCTCACCAGATTGCGGAATTTGCATCATGTCGTTCATGGTTACACCTTGAAATTGAGTACGCCAGACAGATTCAAGTTGGCAATCGAGCCCTGAAGCGTCATCCCAGATTTCAACAATGAAATCATCTGATCAGTCGATGCTTTCTTTGTCGCCGCATCCATCGTTGTGCTTTGCTGGATATTGCTGATTGCGGCCATCGTTTGATTGAACAACTGGCTCGCGCTGGAGTTGGCCTGCATCTCGTTTTGGTACGTTGCCTGAATGTCTGCAAGCTGAATCTTATTCGCTGCATCAAGCTGGTTGATGATCGCTTGATTCTGCTGTTGCGCATTGAACTTCGCAGTATCCGTAGCGAGTTGCGTTCCTGCTGTCGCCATCGCGTTAGTCTGCTGCGCGCCGAACTGGTTGGCCTGGTTAGCCATGTCGGCATTGGCGAGGTCGGCGGCGCGGTATGCTCCGGCATCTGTCTGCGCGATAGGCATGGCTGCATCAAGAACTGCGCCTTGCGCAGCTCCTACTGCCATACTGCTGTTCAGCAATCCGCGTGGTGCCATCGATTGCTTTGCCCGCGTCTCGGCTTGCTGCATCAGCGGACTATTCGCATTGATGATTCCTTGAATCTGACCTTGGACAGTTTCTGTCGGCTCGTTTATTGCGATCTGTCTCGGGTCATATGTAGCCGCCGCCGGCATTCCCGGGATATTTGCCTGTGCAGTATTTACCTTTGTTGCAGATTTCGGAAGTGCCGCAGTACCGACAGTTTGCGTTCCTGTGTTTGGCAGAGTCTGCGCAACACCTCCAAGAAGTCCGCCGGTACCGGAAGTTTTTGGCAACGTAGGGTTTACAGGCATCCCTGTTGATCTTAAATCTGCTGCTGTTATTGCCATGATTGCCCCCGTTATAGCTTGTATTGAATATTTACGGTTCCGGCATCGAAGGTGTCAGCACCGCCGTCGGTCGTGAGACGAACCCTATCCAGCGTAGCTGAAAGAGCCTTATATCCGATAGGCCAAGCGACTGGTGTAGATCCGTCTCTGGCAAATATTCCGCTGATGCTCCACAGATTCGTTGCAGAATCTACAAGCCGAAGATAGATAGTTCCGCTCCATGTACTCACTGCGGTCATGGTTCCAGATATTAGAAATTTTGCCGTTGATGTAGTGATAGTCCACGCTGGCGTAGAATTCAACGTATTACAGGTCGAAACGTATCCGGAAGTCTCAAACCCGCCAGAGTCTCCTATTACGATTGCAAAAGGACTCGTTCCGCTTAAGCTGATACCGGCCATGTTTATTACGATTACCTTAACCCCCGACGGAAGCCCCGTGTAGTCAATCGCTGCTCCAGAGGTGGATTCAACCGCCGTCCCTTGCTGAAGGAACACGTTCCCAGATGATGCGTTTAGGGCGGTAGCAGTGACCGCAGCAGGCGTCGTTCCGCCGATGGCCGGAGCCACTGCCATCGAGCAGTTTCGCAGGTCGCCGCTTGCTGGGGTGCCGAGTGCAGGAGTCACAAGAGTCGGGCTGCTGGCAAATACCAAAGCGCCGGTCCCCGTCTCATCCGTTACGGCAGCGGCCAGATTTGCGCTGGAAGGGGCGGCAAGAAAAGTCCCCACGCCAGTCCCGAGTCCGGACATCCCCGAAGAAACCGGAAGCCCGGTGCAGTTGGTCAGCGTCCCTGCCGATGGCGTTCCGATGTTCGGCGTTACCAGGGTCGGAGAGGTGGCCCTAACCCCGCTTCCGGTTCCGGTCGTGGTGATTGCCTCCAGCGCAGTTCCGCCCGAATTCACCGCAACAACCTCGCCGCCGCTTCCGGTCATCGTCGGCAGCTTGTCGAATCCCGCTTCGATGCTGTTCAGTTCTGATCGCATCGCACTCGAACTTCCGGAAGCGCCGTTGCTCGGGTACGTTGTGTGGTCGTAGTATTCGTTTGTCATTATCTAAGCATCCTTCTTGGTGTGTAAGCGATAGAAACCCCGCCGATGGTGAACGAGTCGAATTCATCAGATGTCCCGGAAAAGATCAGCGAGATGTTCTCCGCAACCCCGTCCATATCAGCCTCAGATGGAAGCAGGTTGCGTCCGTCCCAAAAGAAGTTGTCCCAGGTGAACGAGTCCCAATTTGTTCCGGACAGGTTGTTTTCGATGGTCGAGCCGGCGGGTTGAGAAAGCTCAGTAGTTCCGTATCCTAGAGAATATGCAAAATTGAATTCGCAATAGTGAGAACCGGACACCTCGATAGCTGCCTTGCGATACTGCTTTAGAAGCCTCGGATTGCCGAAGTGGTTGTAGGAAAGCTCCAGATTGTACGAGATAGGCTCCCCATCGAACGAAGTGCCTCTGTCCATCTGGTAAACCATTCCGTTGGTTGATCCGAAGTAGATTTCCTCAACCCCGTTCGCGGATTCCTGCGAGCAGATACACGTCACCGGATTGGTCAGCGACACAGGCATCATCCCGGCTAGCTTGTTCTGCTCGAATGTCACGTACAGCGCATCTCCCCCGGAGAAGAACAGCCGGTACTGGTTCTTCTCTCGAACGATGCAACTTGCTATAGCGTTGTCGATCAGGTCGCGCAGATAGTTATCGACCTTGCGCGAGATGGTGGATTGGGTGAAGTTTCCGAAATTCTGAGAGGCACCTACTGTTGTTATTCCGCGGTCATCCAGTACGATTCCCTGCCCGATGTACTGCTGGGTATATGCCAATGCCCCAGCTTCCGGGTTGAATAGCACCAAATTCCAGTCCGCCGAGCTGTTCCCGTACAGGATGTAGGTCTGGTTGCGATTGAAGATGACCATCGTTCCGACCGTCGTCCCGCCAGTCTGAAGCATGAATCCGGTGCATTGATCTCCTACCGCTATTTCAGCCGCCCCGGTAATCGGCGTCCACGCATGTGGAGTTCCGATTCCGCTATGCTGGACCGACCCGGCGATGGAGATGAACAGATGTTTCTTGAATGCCGTGATGTGTTCCGGGGTATCAGTCGCCATCCCGGTGCTGATGCGGATGAATGCCGTGCCATCGAACTCGAACGCCTTATTCACTCCGTCGCATCCGTACATCTTGGTGGTATTCGCCGCCCCGCCGAAGTTGTAGTTGACGAACTCGTACCGACCGCTTGGAGATAACGTGATGGCCGTACTATCTCCGGCGATTGTCGCAACATTCAAGCTCGCGCCGATATTCAGGTCTTCCGCTTCGAAGGTTCCTGTCTGGCTGGCAAAGGTCAGCACACCGGCAGCCGTGCCGGCCGCCCATGTTCCGCTTTGCAAACCCACTCCGGTGATGACTGCCGTTGCCCCGGAGGTTGCCCCGGTAATGGTGTCCCCGACCGCAATCTCAACCGTTCCGCCAGAGGTGAAGTTAAGCTCTTTCCCGAGCGCAACCGCAGACCAGCCGGATGCTGTTGCCTCGAACATTACCGCAGCAGTTCCTCCGGCGTTGTTCCTGAATGCATACAGCGAACCGTTGTATTGCCACACACCGAGAATCGAACCAGAACCCGTGACCGAAGATATGTCGGCGCGGTACTGATCTGCCGCCAGGTTCAGATAGGTAGCGTTCAGCGCCATCGTTGCCGCGCCTCCTGTCGATGTTCCGTCAGAAGAGGTCGCCACCGGAGAACCGCCGATGTTGATGGTCTCCGCCTGAAACGTACCGACCACTTTGGTAATGAACCATATTCCGGTAATAGCTGCGATGATTACCCCTGTCGCTCCAGACGTGGCCCCGGTAATCGTATCTCCCACCGAGTAACTGCCAGTCACCGTCACCGGCAGGCTGCTGTACTGCGCATCTGAAGGCTTGGCCTGCCCGTCGTAACGTTCATAGCCTTTTATCCGCGTGTACCCGCCATAGATTCCGCACTCGAAGTTAGACGCAGCAATAGCCACACCTTCCGGCATCTTGATCGGCGGCGTAGCTTGGTCCAGTCCGCCGCCGAACTGGTAATACTTCGTCTGTACCGGTGGGAAGCGGAGTGTCATACAATCGGCCCGCCCAGCATGATTTCAGGCATCTGTGTAATCTCCATCTCATTGATGATGCGGTCGTAGTTGAATCGCGCATCGTCGTAGATTTCAGGCGCGCTGTAGTACCGCGCATACTTCATCAGAGCGCGATACCAGATGGCGTCATGAAATTCTTCCGGCATATCTGGAGTATCCGAATCACCGGAAAGTTCGGTAGCATTCTTCTGATATTCTCCTGACACGGTATAGATTCCGTCCGGCTTCGGCGCAATAACAAGCCGCTTTGAATAGTCGGTCGTGAAAAACCTCGGGTAACTGTCCGTCTGCTGGCCGGTGTTGTAGACCGAGTACCAAGTCGGGTAGTCGATGTATTCCATCAAAGCCTCACCAGCCACTCCGCTGGAAGTCAGGTAAATCTTGATTGTGTCTCGGTGCCAGTCACGGAATGCAGCTATCGCAGCACTGGTGGAAGTGTCTGTGCAGTCGCCATACGCATAGACGCCATCCGACGCTGTAGTGTTGACCGTAAAGCTCCCGCGCATGAACAGCCAGTCGTTATGCCTGCGTTGTATGTCCATCCATGCAGAATTGACCCACAGCACGATATGGCGCTCGATACCAGTCTGCCCGACCGTGGTAGACGGACCAGACCCAGCAACGGATGCTTCGCGCATAGCACGCTGGCATATCTCAAGAAACGTCATACGATGATCCCCTTGGCGAATAAGGCTTGACGCAATGCCTCTTTCTCAACGTCTGTCAGATCGGATGTCTTGAACTGCGCCAACAGCTCTGCCTTTCGCTTATTCATCAAGGAAAGGATTGCGCGCCGCTTGGCATCAATGGTGGACAGGTCATTCCCGAGCTGCACGAACTCAGCCTGAAGTTCGTCCAGCGTCTTGCTGCCATATGACGGATCGAGGATCATAGTTTTTCCATGGAGTTGATTTTGAAAAGCGCATCAGGACAGCCGCCACGTTGGTAGCGGCTGTGTTAAGCGCCTTTATCCTTAAGCGGTACGGGTGAAGGTGTATGCGGTCGCGCTGGAGAACATCAGCGTGAATCGAGCCTGCCCGGTTACGCCGTTAGCAACATCCAGCAGTCCTGCCCCACCAGCTTCTGCCGCCGCAAGTGCGGACAGAATGCCATTGACTGCCACGGCAATCGTCACCGTGCTGGAGCCTGCTGTATTATCGACATACAGCTCATGGACATAGCCCTGAGAAGCACCCAATGCCGTGCCAAGATCTGTACCAGTCGGAAGTGTGATCGTGGTTGGCGCAGCAGAGGTCGAAGTGATGTACCCGGTTGCAACTTCTGCGGCTGTTGCAGTTGCCGTAGAGTTGATCGCCGCCTTAGTAGTGTGGGTAGCAACAGGCTTGTTCAGGCTTAGTACGCCAGCCCCCTTGGATGCGATAGACAGGCCGGCATCCGCACCGGAATCAGTTGTTGTGATCGCTACAGTTCCGCCAGTCGCAGCTCCGGTAATGTTGATACCGGCCACTGCGGAAGCGGTAGCCGCGTTGATGTTGAGTACCGGATTGGTCGCACCATTTGGGCCGACAGCAACCGCATTTGCCGAGCTTGATGTAACTACCCCCAAAGCCGCAACAGCAGAGCCGCCGATGGTTGTACCTGCCGGAAGGATAACGATACCTGTTGCCGTACCGTTGATGGTTACAGTGCCAGATCCTTTTGCGTCAATCGTCAGGCTTTCGTCTGTTGCAGAAGATGTGGTGCTCACCGCCAGGCCGCCGGCAGCAGCGGCAGACTTAACTTTCAGTCCTGTTACGCTTGTTGCTGTGGATGCGTCAACATTCAAAGCTGGGGTCGTTGCACCAAGCCTACCCACCGCAAGAGCGGATGCTGATGCGGATGTCCCGGTAATTGTCGAGCTTACGCCAAGCGCGGGGGTAATCGTTACGGCTCCAGTCGAAACAGAGCCGATGCCGATAGTTCCAGCACCTTTTGCGTTGATCGTCAAACTAGCGTCAGCACCGGAGTCTGTTGCAACAACAGCCACAGTTCCGCCAGTAGCAGCGCCGGTTACTTTCAAGCCGGCAACTTGTGTTGCGGTGGAAGCATCCACAGAGAACGCCGGAGTAGTTGCGCCCAAGCGACCCACAGCCAGCGCAGAAGCATTAGCCGATGTGACAGTGATGGACGTGGTTGCATTCAGCGTTGCCGTGGTGATCGCGGAGAAAACTTCTGTAGCCGATACCCCGCCGATGCGTAGCCAGTTACCCGGAACGAGGCAGTAATACATCACGCCATCTCCAGCCAGTTGCGATACACCAGTCCCAGTCGCCACCGAGTCGATGGTGTCAGTACCCTGTCCGAATACCTGCATCGCATTGGCGGCTGCGGAGTTCTTGACGAAATGGAACTCGCCCTCTTTGGCCGGCGGCAGCAGGATGGAGTCAGCCGCGGTAGCTACGGTGGTCACATCATGGAACGAGCAGGTCGGTTTCAGCGCCAGTGCCGCAGACTTGGTGCCGCCAGCATGGGCGGTGATCGCCGTGTCCAGCTTGGACGGGGTGATTCGGGAGAAGATTTCCGAGAACGCACGCGCGATGCGTTTGTCCGGGATGGAGTTGATGAAGCCTTGCACGATGGTTGTGGTCATTTTGGTTTCCTCGAAAAGTAAAAGGGGGCCAATGGCCCCAGAAGATTGATGATTACGATCACGATCCGAAGACCGTATTGATGCCTGTTACAGTGTTACGCCGGCCTGCACGTTGGCTGTCTCGCGGATGGCTTGCTGAATCCACTTCATGCCGCCTTGCGGGCTGTCGTCGCGGATCAGTCGAACGCGATGGGTCGTGCTGGAGCTGGGAGACAGTCGGTTGTACTCGTTGCCGTTCGCATCGCGGCCAAATGCGCAGCCGAAACCAACCTTCTGGGCGGCCAACAGCGAATATAGGTACTTGCGCTTGATGGCTTGCGGCTCGCCGCGTTTGATGTACTGAGCGCGCCCGTTGTTTCCAGAATGCACAAATACTTCTGCATTCGGATCATCGCTGGCCTCGATCTCGATCACGACCTTCTCGTTCATGAATTTTTCGACTTTGGCCTTCGACATCGAGCTGGATGCAATCAACTCCGGGTCATCCTCGCCAATTTCCGGCAAGGTGCGGATTTCAACGTCATCAGTTGAAATGATTGATTTTGGTCTTGCCATGCTGTTTCTCCTTTATGAAAAGAGCCGCCCGAAAGCGGCTCTGGTTAGTCAGCTAGAATCAGCTTATTTGCGGACGATCCGGCAACACACCGCACTGAACGAACTGGCTTGCAGTAACACCGGTCGCATCCCAGTTGCTTGTTCCCGGCGTGTAATCAGATGCGCTTGGCGCTGTGCGCACCAAGACGTATCCCCACACCATGAAGTCGGCCGGCAGGTTAGGGAATTGAGGCGCAAGGATGAAGTCGCCGGCGGTCGTAGTAACACCAACCTGGGTCGCTTCGATGGAGCCTTGAGCCATCACCACGGTTCCGTCTGCCTCTTGACCAACTACCAGCACGGTTGCCTGATTGTCTGTCAGGGCCACAAATGCAGAGCCGGTAACGATGTCGGTTGTCGGCGCGGCAGAGTTGGTCAGGGCAGTAACGCCGGTGACATACTTGCCGCCGATCATGCCGGCAGAAGTGACGGTGGTGGTGAGTGTACTGGTCGTACCCTTGACCAGCCCGGTTTTAATGGTGCCAAAAGTTGCACCTTCGAGATTACGGTTCATGTCGATTCCTTTCGTTGATTAGTTGGTCAGGCTGGAGTAAGTCACTTCCGCAACAGCCATCCAGCCGTGATTGGCGATGAACGCGCAATCGTAGAACGTGCCGGAGCAATAGCCGCGCTCGCCGGTCGGGTCAGACTTGTCCACCTTGTTGGGCGAGATGTTGTTGAACTTGATGGCATCCAGACCGCGGAAAGCGACGTGGCCCCATGCGTCCTTGGCGATCACGAACAACTGCGCGATGTCGGCGGATGTGCCGGTCGTGGAGTAGTTGTTCGTCCCGGCAATGGCAGCACCAGCGTCAACGATCAGCGGCATGTCCGGCGACAGGATGAAGCGGACAGAGCCGACGCAGCCGATTTCCATTTCATGCGCGGTCTGCATCTTGCCGTAGTCGGAAACCGCCTTGAAGTTGGGAATTGCCTCGATGTCCTGTTGCAGGTTAAGGTTACCAAAGGCCAGATAGGTCTTCTGCAACGACACCGAACCCGCGTTCACCGAGGACGACATGGCATTACGCACGAACTTCGCATGATTTCCGCCAAGGCTGCGTGTGATGCGGTTAACCAGGTTCAGCGTGACCGGCTCGTCCGTGGTCAGACGAGTCGTGCCGCCGCTGTAGAAGCGGTTGGTACATCCCTGCACCGCGCCGATGTAGATCTTCTCGCGCACGTCACCGAGACGTTCACCGAGCTGTTCTTCCATCCACATCGGGATGTCGTCTTCGCCCAGCGAATCGGTGTTGTCGGTATAGCCGTACAGCGCACCATACTTGTTGACCGTCACTTCGGTGTCCAGAACGACCAACGTATCCGCCGGAGGGGTAACTCCCTCTTGGATCAGGTGGGCAGCCGCAGTATTGGAGAACGTGTTGGGAGCCGCAGCGGTAGCACCGTAAGGAACTACTTGGCGGAAGCTGACCGTGGCACCACGCTTTGCAGCGGCAGTGTGTGCTTCACCGCTGATTTCGAGGGTTTGGGTCAGGATGGCATGTTTCAGAATACGGCCAAGTTGTTTACCGATTCGCTGGGCCGGCGAATTCAATGTAGCAAAAGTCATGGTATTTTTCCTTTACAGATTATCGGCTTCAGCGAATGCCTTACGCATCGCATCTTCTTCCGAAATGGTTGATTGGGTGGATTGGCGCGACCCGCTAGGGGTTACAGCCTTTTCCACCCGCGATTTGCTTTTTGCGTCTTGCTGCGCTTGCTTTTGGGCAAGCTCGATTTGTGCCTGACGATGATCCTTGAAAGCTCCGATCTCTCCGGCGACGTAGTGCAGGTCTTGAGAATTGGCGATTGCTGCCTGCCGGTATTTTGGCAAACTGCCTAACCAATCTCCCCACTCCTTCGTCTGGATGATTTCGAGTCGGTCCGGGTGCATTTCATCCAGTGCTTGAACGGCCCTGTTGCGCTGATCTGTTTCTCTGGATGCGATGTACGCCTCAAGCTGGTCGGCAGAAATTCCTTGGTTAAGGCTGGCTAATCGTTGCTCGATCATTTGCTTGACGGGATTTGCGATTTCCGCGAAGTCCTGTTCAAACTGCGTCATATCTTCGGATGCGCTAAACTCGGATGCCCCTCGCGGAGTGGCCGCTGCTTTTTGCATCTCTCCGATCAACCGCTTGACCTCGCCGTAATTACCGGCAACCTTGTCAACCTGCTGGGTGAGTCGTTTTTCAAGTTCAGGAATAGCCGACAGCAAGCGCAATTGGTCTTCAGTCAAAGCGGGCGTTGCCACCGGCTTTTCCTCTATAGGCTCCTGTACTTCATGATCCTTGACCTCTTCCTGCTTCGTTTCCTCTACAGGTGCTTCTTCTTGCTTCGGCGGTTCGATGCTGGGAGCAGATTCGGCTTCATCGGAAGCGGCAAAAGCGGCCTCCATTGCTGCGCGATCCTGATCTTCTTGCATCAGTTCCTTTTCGTCAGCCATGCGTTGTTTCTCCACAAATAAAAAACCGCCCATAAGGCGGCTCCAATTCGATGATTCGGCAGATTACTCCGCGTCGTCATCCACGATTGCCGGGGCCGGAGATTCCAGTGCCGACAGTAAACTCAGTGAACGAATTTGCCCGCGCAATTTGGCTGTGCGCTCAGGCGTTTGGTCTGCTTCCAGGTTGACGCGCAACAGCGCGAGTTCCTGTTCAGACCATGCTTTAACTTTCTTCCACGCCGGAGAGTTGATCTCTTCGTGGGTGAGACGAATTATTTCTGCCATGATTGTCCGTCAGGTGCGCGACCTGCCGGCTCAGTCGGCGGGCTGATTGCTTGCATCGATAATTCCTTCTGTGTGCGCAGTTCGGCAGTCTTCCCTGCCAGAGTTGCCTTGATCTTGTCAAGATTCTGCCGCTCTCCGCTGGTCAGTTGCGTGTTCTGCATTCGCTCGTTAATAGCGGCAATCACAAGCTCGTTCTGGCGGTCTAGCTCCTTCTCTCTAGACTCCCACTGCTGCCGCAGCAATACCATCTGCGCATTCGCTTCAGCGCGGACTGCCTCTTCATTGGCTTGCATTTGCTCAACTCCAATGCGCGACTCTGCCATGATTTTGGCTGCCGTGATGCGAGGGTCTTCCGGCTGTTGTTGCTGTGCCATAGCCTGCTTCTCTTCTTCGCTGTAGCCGAAGTTGTCCGGATCGAAGCGCATTCCCTTGAGCACTTCCTTCATCACCTTTTCCGGCTTGACGCCGTATGCAGGGTTGAGTGAAGCGCCCAGCAGTTGCATCGTCTCGCGCTTCTGGAGTTCACGTTCCACCAATGCGGAAGATCCGCGCGGCTTGACTACGAAATCGCCCTTCGCTTCATCCGGGCCGTGCAGCATCAGATATTCGTAGTAGCGCCCGATATGCGGTTCGGTAATGCGGTCATCGAACGTTCTAGCAATCCGACGAAGGACGGTGCTGCCGTTGTTGTTGACGATCTGCTGCCCACCAAATGTCTCAGGCGCTCCGCCCATTTGACCCTGCAACAGCATCGGCAGGCTTGTAACGGTTTCTGCCTCGCGCGTCCAGTAATTGATGATGTTCAGCAACTCTGCTTGGCGTGTCTCGATGCTGATGATGGTAATTGCTTGTCTCACATCGCCCATTTCCTCCGAGTCAACGCGCTTGCGCCAAAACTTCCACGGCGTGATAGTCCACTTCCCATCTGCCGGTTCGATCTTGGAGGTATCGACAACCATCTGAGGCCCAGACGACAGTGCCATATTGTCCTGCAATGCTCGCACCGCACCGGTCAGGCTCTTCTGGCAAGTGGCGATTTGCTCCGCTACGCCAATCCCAGCCCAATGATCCAGCCTGGCCTGCCACACCATTACGTCGAACGGGAATTCGCCAGTATCCAGCACGGACAGCGTGACCTTGATTACCCGGTCATTTACCATCGTGACGATGCACGGCTCGTATTCCTTCGAACCTTCGCAACCTGCCGCCTCCATGTCCTCTTTTGACACGAAGCCGTAGTAGTACCAAATCTCGAACAGATCGGCATCGTTCGGCGTGTAGTCTTCGCGCCGCGCTTCTTTGTTGTCCGGGCTTGGGCCTTCCGCCAGACACATATCGATCATCTCGTCGATATAGCCCAACTCGCCGCCGCGAAGGTCGCTCAACGCCTTGGCGGTGATGTCGTCGCGCTCGAACACGAACGAGCCGCGCTGAATGTCATTTCCGCATGCGGGATAGTCTGGGTAGAAGTTCCACGCGCTCACGTATGTCGAGGCCGGCGATACCTTGATCTCGACTTCGACTCCCCATCGCCCATCCTTTTGAATGGCCTTGCGGCTCCTGCGCTTGGTTGGGTGCGGCCCTTTCAGGATGCCCGCCCCGATACGCGCAGAGCTTTCGATGACCTTGCGTACCTCGCTATGGTAGCGACACTCTGCATGCCAGTCGTTGATCGTTTCGGAGGCGATCTCGATGGCTTTTTTCTCTTGTGCCGGCGCTTGCGCAGGTTGCTGCGGTTGCTGCCCAAATACCCCGGCTATACTGCTGCCAATACGACTCATTATTCCAGGCGGCCGATCTTGACGAATCCCTGCGCGCTGTTGTTCGACCACATCCTTAACAGGACTGTCTTCCAATGCCCAGTTAATGTCGTCGGTGGGAATCAGCATGTCGCTCAACCGCGCACTTGCCGCATCAACATACTGTCGTGTGATGTTCGGAATTACCGTACTACGTCCTCGCGGCGCTTTCTTTACCTCGCGCAGTCCGTCGCTGGTCGATCTGCCCTTGGTGTATGCAGCCCCTGCCTTCTGGTTGTATTCGTCAGCGCCTTCGTATCCGTCTTCGCATACCTGCCAGACATCTTCGATTCCAGAGCGCTTGCGCGCAGTGATCGCGCCGTTTTTCTTTTTTTTGATCGTATCAGAGAATGCCGAGACCTTTGCCAGTCTGGCGGCCCTTTCATCGGCAGTCTCAAACATGCGGACGATGGCTTCTATATCTCCGCTCAAGTCAGAATTTTGGTTTAGGTTCATTTATTCGCTTTCAATGAAACTGATATGAGATAGCGCATTACACGTCGATGCTTCTGCCGTGCAGAACACCACAAACATCTGCGAGTTGTCTGATTCAAAATTCTGGCTCAGGAACGAATGATTGCTGACGAATTCTGAATTGTTCGTGGCGGACGAGCTGGAGTTTCCTTGTCCTGCTGCAACGTTTGCGATCTGTACGCGGTGCTGCATCATTCCTGATACCGCAGAGATGTCTGTCGAATACTCGACACCGCTTCCGCTGCTGACGTCCGACCATGTGGCCGTTATCCCAGACGGATCATGAATGTGCATCAGCTCGAAATAGCCGTCGTTCGTCTTCGCACTCACCGACCAATCCAAGAATCTCAATGTGCGGCGGTTCGGCTTTCCTGTAGGGAATGCGCTTTTTAGCCGCACTGCCAAAATTGGCCGGCGCGTTGTTACAGCTATTCGGGTTATGCCGTTACCGACCGAAAACTCTTGCCCTGGTAGTGCGTAACCTCCTTCGCTAGCTACTGACGAGCAAATCTGCTCTAACGTGGTGGAGCTGGCGCTAGTCCCAGTGTTCTTTATCTCATACCTAATCGGTAACGTCGGCGTTTTCATGTAAACGACGCTCGAAGAATTGGCGTTGTTCACCTTATGAACCAATACAGATTTACCATCGATGTTAAGCGAGATGCGCTGACGGCCGACTCCCAGCCATTGAAAATCCATGGACCATATATGCGCCTTGGTTATGTCCAGCGTCACGCCACTAGGATTCAATGGGTTTATTTCTGGATTTAACCCATCTACATTCCATTCGGTTTGCGGGATTAGCGTGTCCACAGCTGATCCGCCGGCGGATGTGCGCAGCAATATATTGAGTTCTGTCCCAACAAGTGCGTATCCAAAACCGTTAAGATCATCGCCGTACATTACGATTTGCGTCACATTCGACTTGCCAGAACCCATCACTCCGGTTGCCGATATGCTCTGGCTCTTCCCCGGTACATACGGTAAATAGCGAATAGTCTGCCGTACAACTCGATCACCACTTACCGTTCCGACTGTCAAGTAGGTGCTGGAACGGTCGTACTGGTAGGCAATGTCGGACCCAGTGTTGTGCGTCGTGACCGTCGCGGTTGACCCGGACGTTCCGCCAGTGATCGTCTCGCCGTCGGTAAAATCATTTCCATGCGTCGTTGAATAGGTGATGTTCCCGGAACCGACCGCTGTGACTGTTCCTGTCTCTCCTGACGTAGCACCTGTAATTGTTTCGCCGTTGGAGAATCCTGCGCCTGTCACCGTGCCATGCACGATGATGCACCCCCACAGGCGCTCTTCCCAGTCGCCCGTATTGCGGGTGTGAATTTGCTTGTTATCGAATATGCCGAATGGCGCTGACGTGCGCAACCTCTGGAATGCGTCAAGCTGTGACCCGTCATTCAAAGCCATAGGAAGCGGATCGCTAGGGCTGACTTTCTTCCACAGCCTGCTGACTGTATCAAAAATCAGCATGCGAGAATCCAACATTATCAGCCCTCTACCTGATAGCCGATCAACTTAACACCGCCGGCGGCGGTAATCTTCAGTCGGAATGCCGAGATTGGACTGGTGTAATTGCCTTCCTGTGACGTTGTTTCAGCCGAAACGCTTGCATGAGCGTACCAGGTAACTCCGTCATAGGTCTGCTGCACGGTGTAGGTAGGCGTTCCAGACTCTACCGAACATCCGAAACCGATGGCAAATGTAGAAATACCGGATAGTTTGGTATTCTTACGCGGAGATACGCTCTCAGCGGTCCAGCCAATGTCCACCGTTTCGGCACCAAGCCCAGCCGGTGCAGTCACCACGATGTCGGTCGCGTAGTGATTAACCGAAGTGACCGCATTGGTGGTATCGGTTGCCAGCGTTTCGCTGACCGCCTCGCCATCTGCGTCTTTTCCGGCGATGGTGTAGTTGCCGGTAACGGAGCCGCTTGGCGTGATGGTAAGCAAGTGAGCCAGCGCATCCGGCGTTTCGTTGGTAATCAGCGTAAATGCCACTCCTGATGCAGCAGTAACGCCCGACGCAAGATTGTTCGTGTCTGCTGCCGATGATGTTGCTTCGATGGTGTATTTCAGCATTTCGCTTCCCTCAATAAAAAAACCACCCGGAGGCGGCTTGTTGAATTCTCAGTACCCTACTTCGTCGTCCAGCGGCTCCCACTCCTGAATGATGGGCTGCTTTGCCACGCCATGATCGTGTGACGGCTCCCATCCTTGCGCGAATTGCATGTATGCATCTGCGCCGTGGCTGTGCTGGTCATGCACAGGCTCATCGCTCCAGTTTCCTATCGACTCGTTCCACTTCTTGCGGTAGTTGTCCAGGCACTCGATACCCTTGGCGCAGTTCGCTTCGTGGAAATAGCACTCAGACAATCGCGACCGAGCCATATCAACCGCCATGTACTTCTGCGGAATACGCGGCACTACTCGAACCTTCACGCCGGGGAACAGGCGCTTAATCTCCGATTCAGCCGTCTTGGTGGTAACTACGCTCTGATCTCCTGCATCATGCGGCAGGTAGATATTCTTCAGCAGGTAGCCCTTCTTCTGGATCTCCCTTGCGTAGAAATCCAGCGTCTTTCCGGCGTCTTGCAGGTAATCAATCATGCGATGCTCAAGCGCCGCATACTGATGGAACCATATCGCCGTCGTGTCGCGCCCCAAGTCCCAATACAGATTCACGCCTGCATTTGAGATAATCGGGATGTTCCGAATCCTTCCTTGCTTCCTTACCGCCGCCATCTGCTCGCCGAAATACCGTTCTTCCATCGCTCCGCTGAATGCCTCCTCTGGGGTTGATGGGTATTCCTGCTTCATGTCGTCCTTGAACATCCTTCGTTTGACTGCATACCATGCGACTTGAGCGTCATCTACGAATATCCCATGAGTTTTTTCCAACTCATTGAAATAGTCGATCAACTCGTTCTCAATCTTCACCCCGTCAGGGTTAAGACGGTAGCTATCCTTCTTCCACCATGGGTAGAAGTGCAGCTTAAATTCCATGTCGTTAGGCTCTGCGATGCGCTTTTGCGCCTCGTCCACCATCTCGTAGAAATGACCGCCGATTCCTTCCGCCGTTGACTCCACGAACACCAGACCACCAGAGTGAACTGCTGGCAGCGCGCCAAGCTTGATCTCACTCGCCTTGTCTGGGTAGCGCCTGCAAATCTTGCCGTACTCCGAGATATGCAGGAACTGCAACGTCCCAGAACGCGCCGATGTCGCCACCGATATGCTTGAGCCGTTGCTGAACACCATCTCCGAAGCTGATACGTTCGTCGGCGGATTCAACGCCTTCACCGCATCAGGCAGATTCTTCCACGGGTATTGCACCTTGTTGCGGAATATCTTTCCGGCCTCGGTCAGCCCTTGGGCAATGATCGCCGCCGTGTAATCCTTGGTGAAGAACGTCTGATCCAGCGCCAGAATGTCGATCAACGTCGTAAAGCCAAGCTGTCGAGCCTTCAGCACCAGGTTGTAAAAGTGCATCTCACTGAGCAAATCCAGTTGCTCAGTGTTCGGCTGGAATTTGACCTTCTTTCCCTGCTCGTCAACGATCCAGTACAGATTCGCCAGCCTCCAGCGCCAATCACCGAGGCAGTCGATTACCTCTATGTCGCTCACTTCACCTTGATGCGGCTGTTCGGGCTGGCGGTTATCTGGTCCATCAAGATGATGGTCGGCGACGGAAGTTGCTCGTTATCCTTCTTAAACATTCCCAGATGTTTCATAGCCTGCTCGCGGGCTGCATTGCGCTGCGCCCACTTGTACTTACGCACAAATACTGGAGCATCCGGGCTGCCCAACTGCTCGAACTCTACAGAGGCCAGCGCCATGCGCGTATCCTCATCTAGCTCGGTAATGTCCTTGAGCTGACCGCCGGCCTGATACAGCCTGGCAGGGTCAAACGTCAACTCCTGCACAATGGTTTTCACCACCAGTTCTGTAGTCAGCTCGTACTTTTTAGCGGTCTCTTCGGCTCTTTTTGATACCCGACTCTTAATGTCAACATCTGTCAACAGCCGTTGGCCTTGCGAGCGCGCAGTCTTTGCGCTGTATCCAGCAGTCTTAGCGGCTTCCGTGGCATTGCCACCATTGGCGATATATGCCTCAACGAATACGCCCTTGCGAACAGCAGCCGCTTCCTTGGATGTACCCGCCTTAGGCTTTACTTTGCTCTTTGCTGCCATGGTATTCGTTGTTCGCCTTGATCTCATCATCCAGGTGATTGAGCATCAGGGTAGCCAAATGATGGGACGGGCTGTTGGGATCGAACTCTTCGCCGAAATTAACAGTTTGCTCTACGCCGTCGTCGGTATCGGTCAGGGTGATGGTTACGGTAGCCATTATCGTGTCAGCCTTTCGTCGGCGCTGGAGAATGCGGCTTGCTTGGTTGCCATATCGGTCGAACCGCCGCTGGTCAGGATGTCAGCAGCAGCCATCAGGGCATCTTTCAGGGTTGCGACTTGCTGGCCTTCGGCCTCCATCTCGCCCTGCATGCCTTCCATACCGCCCTGCATCGCATCATCGCGCATCATCTGTCCGCCCGGCATCTGGTGCATGCCGGGCTTACCTTCTGCACCCTCTTCGTAGCTACAATCGGTCACGGTGAAAGTGTTATCTTCGTTCTTCTCAATCTCTACACAGGATGCCATTTCGTTTCCTTTTCCAAAAATTCTATTCCACCCGTCGCGATATGCGTCAGAGGTTGCTTTGCTGGCGAGGTTGTCGCCTGTTATGTCGTTTCGGCTCACTTCATCACTAGGTGCAGCACCGCTACACCCAAAATCCCCATGATCCCGGTCACGCCGGCAATCACCCATCCACGCACCATTTTCATGGTAGGCATTTCGCGTTCAATCTCGGAAATCCGTTCATCGCCCTTTTTCGGCGCATCCAGCTCCAGCGTGCGGATACGCACCTCATGATGTTGGATTTCCTGAAACGCACGGTTCAGGCCGTTGCGCGTCTCTTCGTGCTTAACTTCGAGCGCGGCCAGTGTTCTCAAGCTGGAATCAATAGACTTGATGGCCTCTCTTACTTCCGAAACTACGTCTTCCAAAGCGGTCACCCTTTCGGAAACCCTCGAGTACAGGATTTCGCCGTGATGGCTTTGTTCTTTTTGTTCGCCGTTCATTTATTTCTTCCCTGATCCTAGTGATGCTTCCCTGCATTTACGGTATTGGCCGGCTTGTTGGATGAGCGTGTACGTTGTTGCTCCGAAGCTATCATCGGCAGGGGCCGATACCTCCGGGCAGTTGGCTATCGCCAGCGGGCTAACTTCGACCTTTGGCGGGTTCGGGCAGCAAGCTGCGAGCGCGCAGCACAGCGCGATGAGTGTTGTCTTCATGGCTGATAGGCCTCCTGAATGAGTTTCCACGATTCGGGGCTATGCTTGCAGTCCGAGTAGACCTGTTCTGTGCGGATACGCTCGATTACCTTGCCTTGGATGGTCACGTTCTTTACGTCGATCTTGGCAATCTCGGCGGCTGCGGCTTGGAGGGCTTCCTTGCGCGCCTGCTCCGATGCCTGTTGTGCGATAGCCTCTTCGCCCACCCGATCCTGATACCCGCGATGATGTCCGAATGCTACCGCAGCGACCAACGCCAGAACTGCACCAAGCATCAGCCACGGATTCATTTCTCACCCAAGCTGGTTGTGGTAAGAATGCGCAGCACGGCAACCACCATGCTGACGATCATCGTGGCAATGCCGACTCCTTGCGGTGTCAGGTAGGCCGTGAATACGTCCATGCTGGCTTGCAATACGCCCAGCACCGCCAGCAGCACGGCAAAGATCATGGTCTTGGATTTAGCGAATTGAGCAATCATTGTCTATGCCTCGTTGGTTGAGCTGGCAGCATTACTCGCCAGAATTGGCATCCCGCCTTGATTTGGGAACCAATCCGGTAGCGCCACATTCTTAGGCCAGCGATACCCAGCCACGCGCGCCCGGTCGAATGGCGCGATACTCACCGCATTACCCTGATTACCGCCCAGCACCATCAGCCGGCCATTGGCATCAGCGCCCACCACGAAACCGACATGTCCGCCACCGTCGCGCGAGAACACCACTACGCAGCCAGTAACCGGAGACGCTAGCGGAACACCCCAATCGAGATAAGACTTGGCCGACTCGAATCGAGAGCTGACGATGCCGGCCGCTTCCAAGCATCCGCCACAGAACGCGGCACACCAGGCAGTTTCGTCGCTCTTGATCCCGCCGCGCTTGATCGCCTTCCACCATTGCAAAATCTTCGGCTCATGCCGCGCGCCCGGGATTTCGCGCGTGCCGATATGCTTGCGCGCCTCTGCTATCCACGGTTGATCGGTCATTGTTAGGCCCAATAAAAAACCCCGCACTTGGCGGGGCTGGTTAAATCGTACAGCTAAAAAAGAAGAAGCCGATCCCCTTGTCATGCGGATCGGCCTTGTCGTTATGCGTCCATTGATTTCAACGGACTTGGTTAGCTCGTTGCTGGCGATTTTATCGTGTAACGGCTTGAAGTCAAGCTATTTTTCTTGCGGTTCAGAGGCGCGACGGTCTATGGATTTCATGATATTGCTGCACGCCCAAATAGCCTCATCATCGAACCGGCGATTCATTTCATCTTCCGTGATCTTCTTAATCGCCTTGCGTTCTTCCGCCGCAGCAACAGTCATTAGCTCCAAAACCATTGCCTCTGCGCCGTCTGCTGCCATTAAAAACTCCTGCATTGACATCGAGTTGCCGCGCTCGACACATGACTCAATATATTTTGCTATTACCTTTGCCGCAATTAACTCTAGTTCGCTATTCATCTTAGCCTCCGGTACTAACTCATCTGTCAAGCTATTTTTTATAGGCGCAGCATGCGCTTCATCTTCTGCCACAGCGTCTGATTAATCGCGAAATCCGCTTCGCGATTCCGTATCTTGGCGATTTCGGCCAACGGGTTCGGCACCCATTGCCTAGCGTGCGGCACCCCGTCAACAAAGGTCACGGCGCATTCGATGTTTATCATCCTGCCGAGCTCATCGGTAAACGCCAGTTCGCACACACATTCACCGCCAATTCTCGGTGCATTTAGCATTTCTGCTACAAGCTGACGAACAGTACAAAGCCCTGTCGTATCATCGCCGCGCGCTATGGCATCTGCGATCTGGCTATTGATTGGCTGCATGCGTGCAGCATCGATTACACTTTGCTGCGCATTAATCAACTTTTCTTCATTCGGTTTTTGCTTCATCTTTCCCCCTACGCTTTTATTTCGTTAGAGCGCATAGCCTTATCGATAGCCTTCCGCGCCCTATCCTGCTCTCCCGAATCGTCATGGTCTGTTCCGGGGCCACAGAGGCAGTTTTCCTCCATGAAAAACCCGTTACCTTGCAAAAGCCACAGAAACCGCTTTGCGTCACCCTCTGCGGAACTTAGCACCGCCGCTGTGGCCGCGTCCCATACGACAGATGCCATGTGTTTCTCGCTCATATGCAGTGCATCGCTCGAATACTGATGCCCGTTTTCCTGCCACCATTCATTGAATGTCATGCTTTTCTCCTTCAATCAAGCAACTGATTCGCCGCCTGCGCCTGAACTACACGCTGGGCGACACAATAAACCTGAATCCTTCGATGCGCCCAATCTCTACAGCATGGTACGGATTGCGAATATTCGGCCTATTTTTGTAGTAACCGAATGGCAAAAAGTATCGAGATACTTTTGCAAAGCCGATCCTATCAGTGCTGGGAAGTGCGCGATTTTTTATTTTCCTGGTTAGTTTCATGTTTACTCCAATAACTGATTCGCAGCCGACACCATCCCGGCCATTGCCTCGCGCACATAACCTAGCCCATGCTCGTAAGCCGCCTTGTTGTACCCGCCGCCGACCATCGAGCATCGTGCGGTATCCGTGTAACGCCGGGTTCCTGAGCCGGAACAGGCATGGCATGCGATCACCGGATGGCCGTCCAGGTGAATCTCGCGCTTGCCGCCACACGCCGGGCAATGCGGGTTCAGGAACTCTTGCAGGATCGCGCCGGCCATCTTCTCGGCAAATCCACGGGCGATTCTGTGTCTATGGTTCAGCCGGCGCGTGACCAACAGGATCACCTTGCGCAAGGCCGATTCGTCCAGAGACTCCACCCGCAGCAGCGCCGCACCCAATTCGTTACGCCTTGCCGCAACGCCGATAGCCGTCATCCGGTCAACCGCCCTCTCCTGATTATCGTCCCATGCCAATGAGCTCGTGCAAGTTGCTTTGACCAGCGTTTCTTTACCCATGTCGAGTCCCTGATTATTTTTGGAAAAGTCGATTGCCTATGCGCTCAATGAATTCGCGGTCTACGAAATCTAGCCGATCATCGTTTATATCAACTACCAGAATTCCCTCGTTCCGCCACGCGTCGGACTTGATAGCCTCGGAGTTTACTGGATTCGCCTGAAACTTTCGCAGGGAGCTGGCGTATCCTGTCGGCTTATGCCCTGTGTGCATTTATCACCTATTCAGTGGTTTTCTCTATTGTATCAAGGTTTTGCGAGGTTTGCATCGCCGATAATCGTCTGAATCCCCACCCATGTGCAATAGCTCGGACGGATCATATTAAATATCCTCGGCTCTGCATAAACTCTACCGGGTGTTTCGCTGATTTTTGCAAATTGCAAGTAGGGCATAAAATTTGTAAGTTTCCCTTTTTGTTCGTCCCACCCAACACCAATGGAATAATGTGATCTACATGGTATCCGGCCTTCAGACTAACCCTACAACACGGGCATTTGTATTTTTGCAATTTCAATAACTGGATTATGTCTTCCGCCGTGTGTTTGCCTCCAGCATATTTTCTTGCTCTTCTCGTTCTGTACATTGCGGCCATGGCGAGCGGATTTGCATTTTTCCATCTCAATACACTCAAACAAACTTTATCTTTGTTTGCTTTCTGCCATTTATCACGAACTTCTCTAGCTTTGTCGGGGTTGTTCATGCGCCATGCAGCGGATTTTTTCTTCTTTATTTCCGCATTTTCTGCATATAATTTAGCGTCTTGCTTACTCTTACAAATTTTGCAAACACCTCGCCCTGTACGCTCTGTATCGACATTACATTTCTTGCAGAATTTCATTTGATACCCCTCGACGGTAATTGACTGTTGCCGGTAATTCACCCCGTCGAGGGAGGGAAAAGTGTTCGAACACCTGTCCCGGCAAAGCAATTATATCATTCTGCCCGCTAACATAACGCCGTAATGCAAGAACTTTCGCAACTATTTTTCAACTATTTTTCCGCCCCTTCCGCGCCTTCTCCGCACAAGCCCTGCACCTCGCCTTCCTAGCCCCGCTCTGTAGCCGGAATGATACCTCTTCGGGCGCGACACAGCCTAGATTCTGGCATTTGCGCTTGGACTCTGCGGCGATTGCTGTCATTCCGGGTCAATCCTATATTCGCACTCGAAAACGATAATTGCGGGTGGGCTCATCATCCAAACGCGCATTGGATCATTCGGTGGTGATGTCCGGCGCAGGCAGTCGTCGCATCCCTCGCGGAAACCCTCTACATCGTCGCCGACGCCGGGGCAGCGGGCTACGTCATTCGGCAGATTTGCCATAATACTCAATCGCCTCCTCTGCCAGCATTCTAACCTCGGTCGCGCCCAGCGTTCTTTTTGCCGATTCCCGCAGGCTATCAACAAACTCGCGGCCATACAGGTCTATCATTTTCAGCGTGTATTCCCGCATGTGGAATTCTTTGTTGAACGTATTGCACCCGCAACATGCCGGCTTAAGATTCTCTTCAAGCCATCGCGATGCCTTTTTCCCGCGCTCGATGTAATGCGCGCAATGCGCATCCTTCCAATGCAGCACGGTATCGCATGAGATGCAGGTCACATACCCGGCATGGTCGGCGTGTTTCTGTCTGATGTATAGGCTTGCCAGCCTGTCGGCCTTGTCAATCAGGGTTGATAGTTTTGCGCGCTTTGGTTTGGCCTTCTGCTTCACTTCTTCACCCTCCCCGGATATTTACATTGCTGACCGCCCGTGAAATATGCGGCTTTTTCGGCTGGCGTAATGGCGAGATTGTAAGATCGATACCCCAATTTAGCCATGGCCCTATCTTCCTTCGATGGGCCGATTATCGCACTTTTACATTCGCGGCAGATCATGCGTTCTTTCTCCCTTTTTGCAGTCTCTGTCTGCCGAAATAACGCTCACGCTCCAGTTTGGTCATGTAGTGGTGCTTCCAGCCGATGCGGAATTTTCCTTTTTCCATGTAGCCGAATAAGTCACGCGATTTCATGCCGCCTCCATTACGAAAGATTCCGCCATTTCTTCGATCTGTTCGGCGCTCAACTTCTTCCAGTACCGCTCAGCAATCACCCGGCAAATGTCCCGTGCGGCCTGCCGGTATTCCCCCTCATCCATCGTTTCAAAAGATAGGCTGCGAGGGATGAATTGGATAACCATGCCATAGCCTTCAATCATCACTCCGATCTCGTCGCAGGCCACTTTCCCCTCGATTTGCAGCCTCTTAATGGCGCGATGCGCATCTATACCGGCAAATGCGTCTATGTTAGCAACCACAAGTTGCCCAATGCGATGAACCAGCCGGTTGAATGACTGGCTGCGCAGTTTTGTCAGGCTCGCTTTTATCACGTCGCCGGTTTTGTAGCCCTTGGCTCTAAGCTGGTTCCGTGCGTATTCGTCAGCCGGAACCAGCGCGCCCTTTTCGACTCGTAGATAAATTGATTCTGGCTTTTGACGCTTTACGCTCACCGCAATACCTCCACATCAAATAAGCGCCGCGTTTAGCACATTAACTTGCGCGGCTTCAAGCTTTACAGGTAGGCATCCGCTGATTAGGAGGATGCCTGTTACGCATGTGCAATACTGTTACAGCCGTCCAATCGGTGCAAAGTGGTCTTTTATGTCCGAAATCTTGCCCTTGTAAGCGACGATAATCTTTTGCTCGCGCTTTGGGAATTTCCGCGTGTGCAATGTCTTTTTCGCATGCGCTAATCGCGTAAACTCGCATTCAACATAAACGATCTGGTTGTAAACAGCCAGACCTTGCTCTTTGAAGAACACAACGGTTTCAGCTTCGTGGCAATGATATCCGCCGTTTTTGTCCCGGCTGTCACCCGTCATAACCACGAAAAACCGATTGTCGTTCAAGTGTTCGATTGCCTTTTTGTATCCAGTGAACAACAAGTCGCGGAACTTTTCGTAGGTGTCGAACGAGTTAAGCTCGCCGGGAGGCGGGTTTCCGTCATAGTCAACGTAATGTTCTACTTTGTAGTACGGCGGGCAAGTGAACACAAGGTCGAACATGCCATCAGGGGAATGCGTTGAGGAGTCGCTTTGCACCCACTTAACGCGCCCATCGAACTCTTGGCATATCTTGTTGTTCGCATCGGCCTGATTCTGGCGAATCTCGCTTGCGTAGTATTCATAACCGCATGCGCCGGCCACGTACCCCATCTGTACGCCGCCGCCGAACGGGTTGTAAATCCGCTTCCCCTCTTTCGGCATGAACATGCGCGCAATTACTTCGCATGCAACCGGGTCAAGAACCGATGCATTGCCGTTATGAGATTTTGTCGTTGTTTCGATCTCGCCTTCTTCGTTGATTTTCTTTTTTGAGTTGACCACGTTGCTCATCCCGTTTTCACCTTGCCAGCATCCTTCACGGGTTGCATAGGATGGGTTTTCAACACCAGCGGCCTCGCCCGCGAAATCAATACGCTCGCGCCATTCCTTTTTCAGCCGCAGCCAGTCACCCTTTACCGTGTTCCAGACGTTTGTCATTGTGATATGTGCCAGCAGCTTCAAACGCATGTCTTCGAGCTTGCCGTTGACCATGTAGTGATAGCCTGACATTTTCAGGTACGTCTGAAATCCAACGCTTTCAAACAGCGATGGCGTTTCGAACTTGCTCTTTGGGTCGGTGGTAATCATCGCCGGGTAATTTTCTGGGCGATGGGCCAGCATCTCGCGCACCATCTGCGCGTAAAGTTCTTTCGTGTATTTCTTCGGCTCAATTACCGATTGCAGCAGGCAGAATTCTTTCGATACGTCGTTCACTTGGAACGTGAAGAACCCGCTGAACTCGCCATTTATTTTCAGGATTATGGCTGAATGAATCTGCATGTTCTTGCGCGCTGCGCGCTTTGCTATTCCGTCTTCGATGGCAAGCCGCGAAACATCTTCCTCGTACCCTGAACCGATAACGCTAGGGCAATAAACCCATTCGATTTCATCTTCGAATAGTGCGGTTTGATCTTGGTGAACTGTTTGCATTTTTTCTTCCTTCGGTTTGATTTTTGAAACTTCAACTCCGCATTGATCTTGGCAGCTTTCGCATGCGCCTAAATAAATGCCAGCGTTATGTAGTGATACGAATTTCCCGCCGCCTACTGATTGCTCTTTTCTGGTTAGTAAAATATCCCCTTTCATCACTCGTTCGTTTGTGTTGCTGGCCCTTAACGGGTTGTCAATAACAGGATGCAAACTCAGTAAAAAATCCTGCTTTTCTTTGCACTTTTTAGCCCATTCTGATGTTCCATATTCGCAAGTTACCACCCTGCAAACGCTAACAATTCCTGCCGCTCTAATGCGCTCAATTTGCCTCACGCGATGCTTTGTTTCTGCATCGGTATCTAGTCCACTGGTTGATGTATTTATCACCGCTGACACGTTTTTAAGTCTTTGCAAATCTCTATCTGATAACGTCTTCCAGTGCTTCGTAATAATTACCGGAATCTTTCCGGTTCCGCGCAACGCCTCACAAACGTAGATTGTGTTTTCCCAATCGTGCGACGGGTCGCCAGCAGTGCCTATCCGATACCATGGAGCGTGATAATCACGAACTGCGCAAAAAACATCAGCAAAGTTATCGACCGTAAGTTTTCTGGAAACGCTAAACGTGAAATCTATTCCGTACCGTGAAGCGTTTTTCTGTGCGTAACACTCGCCATAACATCCGCCATCGGGATGTGCATTCATTCCAATTGCACACCCCTTTACCGTGTCAACATCCAGCACGCCTTTACCGTTTTCTACAGCGGTCAGGATTGGCAGGTATGTTTTTTTACCGTCGTTTTCCGGCTTTATTTCGAACAATGGTATTTGATGCAACGGCCTTGCCACAATCTACCCTCTAATGTTGCGCCCTGTTAGCGTTCCGACACTCTACACCAAGCAATAAATTATTGCTACAAGTTATAGCTCAATGCGGCAACTTTTTTGCAATCCACTTGCGGAACGCGATCGGCTCGTAATAAGCACCTCCGCGCCGGTTGACCATCTCCGGCTTGGGCGCATCGCTCCCGGCAAGATAGCCGCGCAGTTGCGCCATGCTCAGTTTGTGTTCGGATGCCAGTTCCAGCGCAGTGCGTAGAGGCTTGCGCGTCTTGCGGTTGGCTTTGCAGGTTGGGTAGGTTTCGAGTTTGAACCTCCCCGCGCCTAAAGGCTTGGGATTCCGGGAAGAATCACGCGACATTGCGCAACCCTCCATCATTCGAGGCACGTTCCATGCCCAGCAAAAGAGTGTTGATGCTCGCGTTAATATCGCGGTCATGCTCGGCACCACAGCCACAACTCCATTGCCTTACTAATAGTCCTGCCCATCCTTGCGGCCCGGTTAAAGCTCCGCACGACGAACAAGTCCTAGTGGAATTACGGGAAATAGCTTCGATGTATTTAGTACCGCCTGCACGGCTCTTGTACTCCAACATTGACCGAAGTTGAGCATGCCCACTGCTGGCTACGCTCTTCCCAAACTTCTTTGCAACTCCCTTGATGTTATCTTTCGAAAAAACGATCAAGGTATTCTCTTGCACCAAACGCAACGACAGCTTGTGATTGCGGTCTTTGCGCTGGTTTTTAATACGCTCATGCAGCCTTGCAGCGAGTTTCTTATTACCGCCGCGCTGTGCCTGTCCTAGACGGGATAGTGAGGTTTGCAACTCTTTCGGGTGCGGAACTTTCTCCCCGTCAGATGTGGTAATTAAATCCTTGAAGCCTGGATCTATCCCGATCATTCCGTTTGCGGTGCGCTCGATGGATATGCGCTCCGCGTCAATGAACAGGCACAGATACCAGCCTGAAGCGCGCTTGACGACGCGACCGCACTTTATCTTGCCTTCTGGTATCTTTTGCTTGTGAAAACGAAGCAAGCCAACTCCGGGCAATTTGACATGATTTCCATCTGGCGACTTAATGGGGTCAGGAAACGGAATAGAATTTAGTTTGTTGCGAATCCCTTTAAGCTTCGGCTTTCCGCCAATCTTTTTGAAGCAACGCGACCACGCAGCATGAACTTGTGACAGCATCCCTTGTACTGTGTGGCTTGGGATGCCGATCTTTTTTCCGTGATCTGCGAGGATGTTATGAAAACCCATGCTGGTATAGTAAATACCATCCTTTGCGTCAAGCTATATCTTGCGCACCGCGAAGTTATGTACCGCAGTCAACGAATATAGCCAGTCATTAAGCTGTGCTTCTTTAGTTGCGCTCAACCTGAGTTTTAGTTGCGACTGAATCATTTTTGTTTTTTCAAGTAAGCATCAACAGCGCGGCGTACATGCTCCGCAACAGATAGTCCGGTAAGCTTTGATAACGCACCAAGACGATCAAGCAACACCTTTGGGAAAAATATATTAGTTCGTTTCATGTGTGTATGATAGGTGTATATTTTTATTGCGTCAAGTGCATCCGCTCACCCAGTAGTCTCATGCGAATAACTCCATTTGTCCAACATCGTGATGAGATTTAACCGATGCACGAATGCGGCAATTCGCTGCCCATTTAAGCAGCACTGCATGGAATTGCTGCCCACGTCTGCGCCGCGCTTCAGATAGGTAAACGTGCGCCGTGTGTATTTGGCTGGTACGCTCGCTATTGTGCATGCTTGTTCCCTTCAATTTTCGCCACCATGCGCAACGCGATCCGTGCGATGGACGCATTCGGCTGTAGGTGGAACCAGTCCAGCAGCAGGTGTGCGCTCGATTGCATTGCGCCGTAGCGCAATACCGTGCAAACGTACTCGGCATTGTGGATTTCGTCGCACAGCCGGCGCACGGCGGCACAATGTGCCCTGATATGCGGAACATCCGTCAATTCGTCGCACAGTTCAGCCAGCACGTACAGGTCAACCAAGTGCGACTGATTGGCGCAGTCGTTCGCCAGTGCAAGCAAGGCGGCGCGTGCGTCTAGTTCGTATTTGTTTCGCTTCGCACCCAGCGGCACGACCGCGAGCGTGCTGTGCCGTTTTCCGCGCTTCCTCATGGCCTTTTAAACCCATTGACGATCACATCTGCCATAGTTACAGCACGCGTCCAGCTATCACCTTGAAGCCAGTATTTAACTGCAAGTACGTATTTGCGAATCATGATTTCACCTTTTCGCTCTTCACCAGCATATCCGCCGCAGAAAGTGCCTTGCGCAGCACCTCTATCGGCAAATCAATATCCGCTTCCTTGTTCGGTACGCCGTTCCAAATCAGCACCCGTCCGCCGACTAGCTGAATGGTGACGTCCTCAACTTCGAATGTGATGCTATCCATTATGCTTTCCTCCGTTGCGCTGCGATCATCACTTTTCGCCCAACAAAAACACGTTGCTGATTGCCTTAAACGAAAATTCCCCATCTGTGCGCTTAAATACCAAACCCTCTCGCACCGGGTTATTCAGCGATTTCCCTTCGGCGAATGCAAGTGCGGACTCAATCGAGCAAATACCCTTGTCTATCAACTTGCACGCAGAATCGATAACGGGAACATGATTTAGTCCAGCGGTTTCGCAATACGCCTGCACGCTCAGCGGCGACCAATACGCCTGCGCAGCGATGTCGTAAATGTCGAACACGTAAAATTCATGTTCCGCTAGACCCTCTCGATTGCCCTGAATGGATGGCCCAATCAGCTCGCCCTGAATGGCGATTTCTTCCAGCAATTCGATCCGCCCAAGAATCTTCTTCGCCATATTGACGAAAGAATTTCCTTCCTGATCCATCTTCAAGTCCACGTTGCGCGAACACACGCCGACCTCACCATCATGATTCCATATGGTCATGCTGCTGCCGTCCAGCTTCACGGTGATTTCGTACTCGTCGTCCCAGTAAATCTCACCGTCAAGGTTTTGTACGCGCTCCTGATCTGTCTTGCGAATCCAAGATGGGAAGTTTCCGCGCATCTGGCCTTGCAGTTGCGCAGGAATTGGCTTCTCCCATTTCTGGATGCCGTAACGCTCAGTCATGTCCTGCCCATCGAACGCCATGTCCTCACTCGGGTCGAGCGGCAACACCAGACCTTGGCTGATCTGGCCGCGCAGCTTGATCGTGCGCAGACGCTCGCCCTTCACGCCGTTAAACTCGCGAGGCTCTTTTCCTCTGCACAAGAATGGTGCAAGCTCATACGGAACCCAGCTATCAGGCTCAGCGTATATAACAAGTTCTCCTACACCATATTTCCCGATTGAGTCTACAACCCACCAACCATCAACCCGATATAAGCAAATCGAATCCGCTCCATCTATTTGCTTGATTTCAACAATGCGCCGAACAGACGCCAATTTACGTGTCATTTCGCTACCCATTTTGCCGCACTCCTAAGTAGTTCAGGGTTATCATTAAAAAGACCTATTCCTTTATTGCAAGCGTTGCAAAGTAAACCTCTAACTAAACCTGTTGCATGGTCATGGTCTATTGCGACAACATCAAGCTGCTGTCCTTGGCCTTTCGCCGGCATCTTCATATCTCTATTGCATATACCGCATTTACCGCGAAAAACAATCCAGAGGCCATCAAACTCACCAACTTCAAGGTTGTACTTTTTCTTTCTAGCCCATTCCTTTCTGTATTCATCAACAGGCATTGTTCGCATACTTGCCCGCCTTGCTACTTCACAAGGTCTACACAACTTGCACAATGGTCTTGATAGAGGCTTGTTGCATTTTTTGCAAAATGGCAAACTTGATTTTTTATGAGGCATTTTCTTCCCGCAAATAAAAATGGCTTCACCTGACCTATCATCCATTTCTGGAAGTTAGAATAACGGAATTAACGCCGCCATAGGTCATGTGAAGCCATGTTAATTTTAATCGGATTCTAAGCCGATAGGGAATTATACCGTCATTCCAAATGATTCACCACTACCGGCCATCCGCCGCCGACAATTGCGCACTCAATTGCGTCAGCTCCTTCGATTGCTCTGATTTCGGTAATGCGTTTGACGGATGCTAATTTGCGTTCCATTTTTATCTCCTGAGTTAATTGGTTTTGTTGATTTTGCGTTGCGCTGCGATGATGGCCTTAGTTTTCATCATTGAAACCCCTTCTTGATTGCTTCTTTTCTTGCTCAAAGTACGTCCCGGCGAAGTTACCGAATCTCGAATACTCGCCCTGAAACGAAAGCCGCACAGTCCCGGTCTCGCCCATTCGCTGCTTGACGATGTTGGCCTCGGCCATGCCTTTGTTAGGCGTGTCCTTGTTGTAATATTCCTCGCGGTACATCATCACGATTACGTCTGCATCCTGCTCGATTGCGCCTGAGTCGCGAAGGTCGCTCATCATTGGTCTCTTGTCTGCGCGATCTTCTACTTTGCGGGAAAGCTGCGACAGGCAAATAACCGGCACTCCCAAATCCTTCGCCATCAGCTTGAACTTCCGAGTAATACTCGCTAGTTCATTGTTGCGAGTGTCGCCGCCGTCGGCCATCAGTTGCAGGTAGTCAACGATGATTAAATCAAGGCCATGCTTGCGCTTTATCCGTCGTGCGCGGGAGTGCATTTGCGATGCGGTGATCCCGGTGTTCTGGTCAATGAAAAACTTGGCATCGCTGATTTTTCCGACGGCATGCGAAAGCCTTCCCCAATCTTCGTCCATCAGTTTCGCGCTGCGCATCACGTTAAGGCTTACCGATCCTGCCGAAGCGATGGCCCTTGTCGCCAGTTGTTCGCCAGACATTTCGAGGCTGTACATCAGCACCGAACCGCCGCCAATGATTGCCACGTTTTCGCCGATATTTGTGACGAATGCGGTTTTGCCGGCTGACGGCCTTCCGGCGACGATAACCAAGTCCCCAGCATGCAAGCCTCCGGTTTTTCGGTCGAAGTCGATTAGATGCGTTTTGAGGCCGTGAATGTCGCCGCCATTGGAAAACCTACGGTCTAGCGTTTCTATCGCCCTTGAGGCAGCTTCCGATAGCCGTTCCGGTTCGTCTTTCTTGTCGTCCGCCAGTGCGGTGAGCAAACTAACGGCGATTTCGATCTTTTCGTGGATTGGCTGCTCGGATTCAGCCGTAGATTGCAACTCAACAACCACTGCCATGAATTCGCGCTCTTTCCACTTGCGGCGCACGATGTCTGCATAGGTCTTGATATTCGCTGCGGATGGCGTATTCATTGCCAAATTACCCAAATATGGCAAACCTCCAATTCTATCCAGCTTGCCGGTGCGCTCAACTGATTCGGCTACGGTGATAACGTCAACATCTTCGCCGGATTCGATCAACTTTCCGATGTGCCGGAAAATCAGCTTGTGCTCTGCGCGGAAAAAATCACGTTCGTCTACACGATCGGCGATGTCGTCCCATGACTTCGGGCTAATCATCAGGCCGCCCAATAGGTATTGCTCTGCTTCCAGATTGTGCGCCGGTTCATTCATTTTCTAATCCCTGTGATATTTATTTTCGAGGCACTTTGCAAACGCAGCCGGAGACATCAAAAAGTCAATGTCAGCAAAGAACGGGGGTTTGCCTGGTTGCGGCGAAGCCTTGCCTGTTAAAAATTTAGAGTTTGCGCATGTTTCGAAAAACGCTTCCCATGCAGCTATCCCATCATCCGCCGTCGCATAGCCGAATGGACTGCATGTTAATTTTGCGGCCTCGTTCCATCTGGCTTTTATTGCCCCGCGTCTTGCAGAGTTGAGAACTTTGCATTTTGGATTTTCAGGCATCAGCCGGTGATATGCATCAACAATTGTTTCGGCAGGGCAGCGCATATCTGTCTCTGCTCTGCTCTGCTCTGTCTCTGCTCTGCTCTGCTCTGTGTTGCATTCTGCAAGCGGTGTGCTAGCATCCTGCACCAATTCTATAAAACCATGTTTTATAAGGTGATTAAATTCAGGCTTTGAGTTTAGATAGGCAAATCTTTTTATGTACTCAGGATCACCATTAAAGCTCCCATCGTTCGCATTGTCGCGGCTTGCTAGCAACATGCAAGCAACTGCTAACGACCTGCTAGCATCATCCCCCATCACCCAAACCTCTGACGTGATTAGCGAGTGATGGAGTTTTATCCACGGCGGGCAGCGATCTTTATAGTGCTGGTAGTCGCCCCAGTTTGAAATTTTGTACCTCATATTTAATCGCCAGCAAATCCGCGATTATCTAAGCATTCTTTTTTTGCTCGTTTTAGAGCGGCACAAAGGACATCAATCTGCTCAGGGCAGATTATAATTATGTCGCCATCTTGGTCTATTAGAATCCGGTTATCATCGGCTTCAACGGATATTTCAAGCCTGAAAAATGTAATCATTTTGCACCCCCGATAGCAGACTTCGCCACTTCGCACCACTTTAGGATGGCAGCGCGCTTGTTCTTGCGCTTTGGAATGGATCTGGCGATTGCCATTGCTTGTGCAAAACGTGGATTTAGTACCATCGGAATCTCCTTTGGTCGGACGGCCTCGGTATGAGAGTACCGGGCTGGCGCGACGTGTAACGTCATTGAAACGGTATCCCGAAGTCGTCCGCCGAAGGAGATTCTGATACCAGCTTTATTTGCACCTCTCACAGTGCGCATTTGCATAGTAACCCCGCCATCCAACTACCGCAATACCAAGTAGCAAAATTTACGAAAAAAAAAGACCTGCCACTAGGACAGGTCAAAGCTCCAGGGGGAGGAGTGTATGTTGTTGGTCGGGTTCTTCAGGACGCGCTAAACATCGAACTTAATCTTTGCTTGAGCCTGACTTTACTCTGTGGGCTATCCCGGTACTCTACGCCACATCATCTAGGGAGCTACCCTAGCAACTATTTGTTGGTGTCTGGCCTCTACATACCAGAGCGCGCAATCTCTTGCGCTGGATACCGCACCGATTCGGATGCACCAACAAGGAAGGCAACTGTTTCATATCGCCGCCAGAATCACCCGGCTATTGTCTGAGTACGCCTGTTTGCTATCACATCTCGCGTGATTAGCGCGCCTGTTTGATTGCACATTGCGTCAGTTGCCTATCTTGTTAGCCCTGATTGCTCAGGGATGTTTCCTGCTTATGGAGCCACGCCAGCGCGATCCTTAAGCAATTCTGCCGCGCTAATGCATGTATCAACGCTGTTGAAGTCGTTTCCAGTGCAGACTATTACGCGCATTTCTGGGGCCGGAATAACCCACTCGCATAAGCGTACACCCGCCGCCACAATTACACCCATTGCAAACAACTTAGCTAAGGTAATCACCGTTTCCTTCATTTTTATCCCCATTATTCGCTCAACGATTCAGGAATCTTGATCCGCTTGGCCTTCATCCGCATTGTGATCGTCTGCACCTGGCGCGGTGTAAGCGGGTCGCTCAGGCGCTGGATGTTGCAGCGCGCATTAGCCGATTTGTAGTCGAGCTTCTCAGCCGCAGCCTTGCATGTGCCGCCCAGATACTCAATAAGTTTCTTTTTGTCCATGCCGCATTATATAGCAATTCTATTTTCTTGCAATCGTGAATAAATCGCTTGCGCTTTGCTATACGTTATATCATAATGCTTCACATCGGCGGTGCAGTGCCGAACCGGCAGGCCAGCAGCGGTTCGCAAAGGATAGAGCAATACCGGCGCGGCGTTAGTCTGAATCGTGGTCATAGTGAAGTGGCGGAACTACGGTAAGGCCACACGGTAGCGAGAATGTAAATGTAGTGGATAGCAGGAGGTTGGTTGGTTGCATGGTCGCTCCATGTACGGAATATAGGGGATGATCTCCCGAGCTGGTTCGAATCCAGTCCTAGCCAATCTCACTACTATCCATTACAAGGCAGCAAAGGCAGAACGTAACTTGCAAGACGGTTTGAGTTGTTAAGGAGAAAAACATGATCGTTTTTAGATGGTGGTCCACAACAAAAAAGAAAGTGCTTTACACATATACCTATCATTGGGAAGGCTGGTTTCTTTTTGGCTTCATACCGCTGTTTATCAAGCTGGTGAAAGAAGAACGGCATTGATTCCATAACAAGCAGTCGTCAGTAATCAGGTGAATGCGCATAGCTAATGTGCTGAGGCTTCAAGATGGATACTCTTCGGGCGGGGCGGGGTCTGCCCCAGTATGGGAGGGCTATGGCTAATAAGCGAATAGCCGGAAGGCATAAGCGCCACCAGTAGTTAAATGCCATCGCCGGAGATTAGCACCGGCCACCTGACTACTGACGATTGAGCAATACAGACCGGAGAATCTAAATGGATCAATGCACACACTGCATAATGCGCGGGAATCTGAAAGGATGCCTTGCTACGAAATGCAACCTGCACGAAAGCTGGATGGTTGGCGAACTGCGACAGATTCTTGTTGACGTGAAAAACGAAGTCTCCGACACTCTGCCATCCGAAGATGTGGAAATTCGAACAACACCACTCGAAAGGATTTCGCACTCGGTTTATTTAATTGCGATGCGCGGATGGGTATGAACGATGATTGAATTTAATATCAATTTTGGCATTCCAATTTATCAGCCGTGGTATCTGTTGCCGGCAATCCGATTTGGATTATGGAATCACCACCACTACTCAAATAAAAGCGGCGGGTATGTTGGATTCAGTTTTTTAAAATTTGACGCATGCGTAATGTGGACAGTAACACACAGATCAGATTGAGCAATACGGATGGCGGCCACCCGAACCAAACCGCCAGACCGAAGGATGTGCGACAGATTCCTTTCAAGCCTTGGACGGAACTTATTAACCATTGGAGGTAGACATGAGCAAGCCTGAAACCATAACGATTGACGATGTGAAGTACGTTCGCGAGGACTCGATTAATGTCGCTACGATCAAGCCAATTTTCGAAGGCGAGTTCCAGCCTTTTGAAATCGGCGCGGTGTACCTTATCCGTACTGTAACTATGATCGAAGTCGGTCGCGTTGTAGCCGCAAGCTCGCAGTGGGTCATGCTCGAAGATGCCGCATGGGTAGCAGATACAGGCCGATTTGCTGATGCGCTGAAAAAGTGGCAATTCAACGAGGTTGAGCCGTTCCCTGATGGAGTCATAGGCGTGTCCTGCGGGTCTATTGTGGACTTCGTGAAAGGTAAAGAACCGTTGCGGAGCCAAAAATGAACCAAGCGGCTTTGCGTACCGGGCTTGATTGGTCGTGGTCGCGGTCGTGGTCGCGGTCGGGGTCGGGGTCGGGGTCGCGGTCGCGGTCGGGGTCGCGGTCGCGGTCGGGGTCGGGGTCGTGGTCGCGGTCGGGGTCGCGGTCGCGGTCGGGGTCGCGGTCGCGGTCGGGGTCGCGGTCGTAAAAAGTAAACGCCGCGAACCGCTGGGCGTTAAACGGAGGCTGAGTTAAACAGGGAAAACGACTACGGGCGCGGATACCGGGGACTCAGGATGCGGGAACTGCTTTAAGTGCCACAAACAACCGGAGCTTTTAATGATCGCATTTTTAATGACTTTGGTGGTGATGCGCTCAACGAGCGACATTCCACGCAAGGCAGGCGGAAAACCCAAAGAAAAACCGCCTGATATAGAGCCAATAAATAATCCATTCGACTACGCAACCGCATTTTACTGGGAAATGTATGGGGCAAGGGATGCGAGCTGCGGCTTTAACAGCAGCCTAATCAACTAAGGGGATGAAGATGAAAATCAAGCTGCAAGTATGGTGGGTTCCACAAGTGCCGATGAAGGCGTTTAACGTGGACGTTAAAAGCGTTGAAGAAGGTGTGAAAGTAATGGACGTGCTTGCCAACTACGACATCTTCCAATACGAGAACCGCATCAAGCCGGACTACTGCAACGCTGGCGGTTTGAATATGTGGGACGAAAATAGTGACGGAGAAGGCACTCCGGGATGGGTAAGTTGGCAAGACGATGAAACTGGTGAGGATGACCCAGTTGAGTATATTCGAGGCCTAAAATGACCGAAATCAAATCACTCTGCGACGGAACTCAGGCGATGGGCCTGCCGCAATTTCTGGCGCAAGCCAATCCGATGATGGACGCTGTGGATGGCGCGATGGCGCGCTTGTTCGGCAAGCCGCAAACCGAGGCCGAGCGCATCGCTGAATTGGATCGGCTGGAAGCTGAATTCGTGGCGCGCTGCAATCGCTAAAGCCGAGGCCGCAAAATGACAGATAACCTATACGCCGAATACGGCAACGCTGGCCACCGATTCCCGCGCACCACTAAAGAGGCATTCGGTCGCGATGAGCATATCGTTCTGGCGAACGAACACGAAGAGATCGAGGATATTTCCAACTTCAATTTTGGCTTCGTGCTGGTTGTGTACGGGCTGGCAGTGGTTGTGATCGGGTATATCGTGTTGAGCCAGCCATGAAGCCGCAGCGCCTGGACAAGATGGGCGAAGGCCGCTGGTCGGCAATCGAGAACGCAATGGGGCCGCGATACACCGCGCTGGTGCTGATCGTGCTGCTGCTGGCTTATGGGATTGTTGGGATGCTGGAGTAAAAAGGAGTTGCGAAAATTGCAGAATGGATTTATTGTTTCACCCGCAGCAATTGGCTTTGAACGGTCAAATGGTGCGGTTTTGGTTAGGACGCTATCAGCCCGTATTGATAAGGGTTCGGTGTTCAGTAAGGCAAAAGTCGTCCTAACCAATTTCCGCCTTGCTAGACAGTTCAACCGAATCCTTTTCAATTCGGGCTTTTTTACGCCTTTTGCTGCCGCAAGTGACGCGATAGAAAGTACGCCTACATGGGCGAGTTGCACCGTAAACATAGGCTGGCATAGCCCCATGCAGCAAGCCTCGCGAACTTGGTTGCGGTATCGCACAACCATCAAAGATTAAGCGGCAGAATGTCTTTGATGTGGAATGGAAGTAACTCGTCATGCGCACTTGGTTCCTGCACTACACGTCAGGGATGGAGAAGGAAGGCTATGGTTGTTTCATTGCCCCTTAGAGAATTGTATCGCCCAAAATAAAGGAGATTGAAATGACACTTGATGAATTCCTAGCCGAAGCACGCCAGAACATTGTTGATTTTGAAGTGTACTGGCGGAAGGAACATGCAGAAAAGCCAGACGATTTTCCGCTGGAATTATCGGATGATAACGATGGTACGTGGTGGGAAATGCTTAACGGATTCGACGCGGAAGATGGAGATTGAAATGAACGCCAAACAACTATACCTAGAAGACGGCAAGCCAGCCGGCGTGTACTGGTGCGAGAAGTGCAAGCGAGTACACAGCACCGAGACGATGGCGAGCGAATGCTGCAAGCAGTGGGTATGCACAATCTGCGGCGAGCATTGCGGTGAGTTCCGCACAATCTGCGATGCATGCATGGATAAGCGCGCTGCAGAAAAAGAGCGCGCATTGTTCGACAAAGCTGAAAAGCTCACATCATGGAGCGGGCAGATATTCCACGGCGAGGAATTCTACAGCGATGTTTCGACTTTGCTGGACGATCTGTTGCCGACGGAATACCCGGAATATGTATGGGCGACGAAGCCCGTTCAGTTCGTGCGATTGGATGCTGACTCGATAACCGAATCCGTGATGGATGACGCATACGAAGATTTCGACCTTAATGATTTGCGCGGGATGATTGAATTGCAAAAGGCCATCACCGAATTCAACGAAGCGAACGCGCACCATGTAGCCTATTACCCAGACTACACTCGGGCGGTGTTGATCGATAGAAGCGATGGTGAGTAAAAATGTCCGACTGGCAACCGAACATCGATCATCTGGTAGAGCGCGCCAGAGTCGAGACAATCAAGATGCGCCACCATGCCGATATGCACATTGCTTGGCTGGTATCGCACCACATCAGGAGCATGGCGCAACTTAGGCGGGATAGGGCGGCGGAGAAATTGAGTAAACAACAAGGGGAAAGAAAATGAGCACAGCACTGGCAACACTGACAAACAAACTCGCCGCGCAGTTCGACATGGGCGACGGCTCCGGCCTGACGGACGTATTGAAGGCCACCGCATTCAAAAGCGGTACGCAGGTATCTGATGCGCAAATGACCGCCCTGCTGGTGGTTGCCAATCAGTACGGACTCAACCCGTTCACCAAGGAAATCTTCGCCTTCCCTGACAAGGGCGGCATAGTTCCTGTTGTCGGCGTGGATGGATGGTCGCGCATCATGAACAACCACCAACAGTTCGACGGGATGGACTTCAAGTATGACGAAGAGGCCGCATCATGCACCTGCATTATTTATCGTAAAGATCGTTCGCATTCGATTAGCGCGACGGAATATCTCGCTGAGTGCCGACGCGACAACTCTCCGGCGTGGAAGTCTCACCCGCGCCGCATGCTGCGCCATAAGGCCATGATTCAGGCCGCACGGCTTGCCTTCGGATTCGCTGGCATCTACGACCAAGATGAAGCAGAGCGGATCGTAGAGCGCGACATTGGGACAATCGACGGCACTGCAACCGTAGTGAAAGAGGTAAAGCCGGAGCGCGCCACCCTGACTATGGAAGTGCTGATGGACAAGCATACCCACGACGTAATCGACCAAGAGGGCGTAGTCACCAAGTTCAGCACCAAGTCCAAGGTACAGAACGGGGACGGCACGGCGCAAGGCGTTATCGACTTCCTTTCGGCTAAGTACATTCTGCCGGCTGAGGTGATCGTAGAAATTCAATCTTGGGAACAGAAAGGCGGTGTGCAATGAGAAAAATTACAATGAAGGCTGGAAGCGCGGAATGGATAGCATCCCGCAGCGCAAGCAAAGCACCGGCGATGATGGGCTGCGACCCAACAACTAGCCGAACAGAGCTGATTCACATGATGGCTACAGGGTTCGGTAAAGAATTCTCCGACTGGCAGCAAAAGTATTTGCTGGATAAAGGGAATGTTTCCGAGATTGGCGCTCGCGCATTGGCAGAGGAAGTTGTCGGCGAAGACTTTGTGCCGTCATCTGCCGAAACAGACGACGGGTATCTTACCGCCGCGCCAGATGGCGCTACATTCGGCGATAGCATCGGACTGGAGGCGAAGCTGTGGAACGAGACGCTAGCCGCTTCGGTGCGCGCAGGCGACTTGCCGCCTGCAAAATACTGGCAGCTTGAGCAGCAGATTCTGGTGTATGGATTTGACTACGTGCTGTTCGTTGTTTCTGATGGAACGCCAGAGAAGTTCGTGAGCATGGAATATCGCGCAGTGCCGGGACGAGCAGATCATCTGATGGCAGGTTGGCGGCAATTTGATAAAGATGTTGAAGAATACAAGCGCAAGTTAGCCGCAGGCGAGATTGAACAGCCGAAGGAATCGCCGAAAGCCGAGACAATCAAGGCACTGCCGTCCGTATTCGTTCAGGCGACCGGCATGGTGAATGCATCCAACCTGTCAGAATTCAAGGAAGCGGCTACGGCGTTCATCGCCGGGATCAAAACAGAGCTTGTTTGCGATCAGGACTTTGCCGACGCTGAATCCACCGTCAAATTCTGCAAGGATGCCGAATCGAATTTGGAATCCACAAAGGCCAGTGTACTTGCGCAGATGTCCACCGTAGACGAAGTAGTGCGGACGCTTGACCACATCGCCGCGCAGCTTCGCGACAAGCGGCTGATGCTGGACAAGCTGGTGAAATCTGAGAAGGAATCGCGCAAGCTGGCTATTGTCACCAAGGCGGGGAATGATTTCTCCGCGCATGTCGAATCGCTCGAAGCTGAAACGAAGCCGATCCGACTTGCAGTTGTGCGGCCTGATTTCGCCGGAGCGATCAAGGGCATGAAAAAGATGTCGGCCATGCAAGAGGCAGTCGATACCGCGCTTCGTGATGGCAAGTTCGCCGCCGACCAATCGGCAAAAGACGTGCGCGAAAAATTGGCGTGGTGTAAAGAGTCATCGGCTGGTTACGGATTCCTGTTCTCCGACCTGTCGCAGCTCATTGCCAATAACGGCAAGGAAGCATTCGAGGCGATTGTTACCGGGAGAATCGACAAGCACAAGGCGGAAGAAACCGCTAAGGCGGAAGAACAACGCGCTGCAATACAGGCCGATGAAGAGCGTAAGGCCACCGCCAAGGCGCAAGCGGAAGCTGAGGCTATCCTTGCCGCAGAACGGGCAAAGCAGGCGGCGGAAGATGCTGCACGCGCCAAGGTTGAGGCCGAGGCGAATGCAATACATAGATCGAATGAGCAACAAGACGCTTACGATGCTGCCTCCGCTGTAATGGCGAAAAAACCCTCTCCAGTTCCTGTGCTTTCAGATAAAGCAGTATCCGACACAAACGCAGCACGCCACGTCCGTCCGACCGACAAAGAGATCATCGCAGCACTTGCCGAAACTTTCAACGTGCCGCCCGAAACGGTTGTTGATTGGCTGATGAACATGAGCTTTGCCGCAGTCGAACAATAACCGCATCACCTTCGCATAAGGAAAAATCATGGGACTCAACAACTGGACATTCACCGGCAACCTCGGAAAAGATGCCGAGCAACGTTTCACCACTGGCGGCGATAGCGTCGTATCGTTCTCCGTTGCCGTCAAATCAGGCTACGGCGACAAAGAGAAAACGACGTGGGCCAATTGTGCCATGTTCGGCAAGCGCGGAGAATCGGTGCTGCCGTACCTCGGCAAGGGCCAGCTTGTCGGCATCAGCGGAGAAGTGACCTTGCGCAGCTACGACCAGAAAGACGGCGGGAAAGGTGTATCGCTGGACGTTCGGGTTAATGACCTGGCGCTGCTGGGCGGCAAGGCGCAAGGCGAACAACAGGCCAGCGAAAACAAACCAGCGCGACAGGCTCCAACGCCTAGTGCAGACATTCCGAAGTCAGGCAGCGGAAGCTTCGACAACTTCGATGACGACATCCCATTCATGCGGCACGGGCATCGCGGCGCAGATGTGTGCTGGAGGGCGATGTAGCCATGCCGCTCTTTGAGTGCTACACCCGAGGCTCGCACCTGATCGAAGCCGACAACGCCGACGAAGCGCGCAAGCTGTTTGCCGAGCTTGTTTTGTCTGATCCGACATCAGACCATATCGCAGCAATTGAAACAGATGGGGAGGAAGAATGAACGCCAAGCAAAAACGGCATAAGCGTCGGAACTTTGTTTCTGTCGCATCTAAATTTGCTCCAATCTTCGACGTTCTTGCGGAGATGATTGAAAAGGGCTACATCGATGAGGCAGCAAAGCAAGCACGGGAATCTGCTGACGAACTGAGGAAAATGAAATGACCGACTACATCGAAGCCATGCTGGAAGCCAAACGACTGCTGAAAGTGGCAGAGGATGCCGCCATGAAAGGCGATTACGCAGCCGCACATGATGCCATCGAATCTATGGATGCGCAGATAAAGCTGATGCTCGACTGGTTCGCCGATTCGTTGGCGAAGTAACACTAAAGTGTTACGTGATACCAACACCTTCGGGCTATAGATTGGCAGGTAAAACACTGGCATGATTCACCCATCACCAACAACGAAGAGTCGAATGATGAAACAAGCATACGAATTGACGGACGACGAAATAGCCAAACTTGGGCCTGTAAGCAGAGTCGAGTATGAGCGGGCTATAAGGCTGTGCGAATGTGAAAATGCCGGAGGCCCTAGCGGTGGATGGGCGCATGGTTTTGATGCACTGGTAAAACTCGGGTGGGTAGAAGGCGAACATACTTTGGGACACAGAACATTCAAATTTTGGGATAAGCCGAAAGACTTATCAGGACTGAGCGCCTAACACAAACAACAGCGGAGAATGAAATGAGAGAAATTAAAACACGCGCAGACCTGTATATAGCGGCTGGAAACAGTATCAAGATGCAAGAGTCCGCAGGAATAATTCAGGTATGCAAGGCTGGTGGCGTAATCAGAGAAATAAAGAATATGATGTGGAACTTATACCCGCATTTATATGAATTTCCTCTCGCGGTTGTCGAGGGCAAGGCGGTGTTTGTTGGCGATGAGCTGTACCATTCGGACGGATACGGGCCATGCATTGTCGATTCGACGTGGAACCCTCGCGGAAACTTTGACGCGTATTCATGGAATCCGCCAAAGCCAGCCACTGTGATGGTGGAGATGCGGCGCGAGGATGCGGAAAAAATCGCATATTTACTTGAGTTTCAATCGTCAAATCGTGCTGCACGTGATGCAATAAAGATTGCTCTGGGGGCCAAAAAATGACAACCATATCCATCAAAGAGCACGCCATGCTGATGTGCAGACTTGCCGAGTATCAGGACGAACTCGACGATGCAGCGGACAAAGCCACGATTGAATATCTGCATGCGAAAGAGATAGCGCGCAACAAGTTGGAGGCGTTACGTCAGGCGATCAGCAAGCGGGATGTGATGTCTGCGGCGCGGAAGATTGTAGGAGATCGCAATGGCCTATCGTGAGCCGTATCGCACCGGGCGATGGTCGCCGTTGGTAGATCCGGATCTTTCGACCCCAGCATGGGCGGCGATTGCGGGCGGCGTGCTGATGGCCTGCATTCTGGCTGTGATGTTGTACTGCTGGATGTATGGGGCCTAACGTCTTAGTTCACCGGCTGGCGCGCTTTTGCGCCGTCCGGGTTGAACGTAGGGTTAGGTTTGTTTTGTGCCAATGATGAAACATGTTTGCGTAATAACAACTAGGCAAAAAATTAAAGATATAAGTGCTGCACTCGAAACCGTTAAATGTTTATCAGCCAAAGGGCCAAAAATCATGAACGCTGCAAGGGAAATGCTCGCAATCAAACAAACCCCGCCGACATTTACAATATCCCGCTTAACTTTCGCCAGACGCTGGATAGCTGTTGAAATTGTAATTTCAGGAGCGTTGCTTGCAACATCTATTTTGTACTTAAGCAATGCGGACTGGTATTCAACGATACTCTTTGCCAGCACAAGCGCGGCTGTCAATGTGGCGAGTAGACTAGCAAGGAGAATGAGCATGTTCATGATAAAACCTAACGTTTGAATTAACCGGCGCGCGCTTTTGCGCGTCCGGGTTGAATGACGGGTTCGGCGTCTTGCCGGAGCCGACTTTTGAGAGGAGTGGAAATGGACAGCGGATACATTGTCGAAACCTCTACAGGTAAGTACGGGGAAATTACGCAGGACACTTTGTACGTCGCAAACGGAGTTCGTGAGCAGATCATGCGGCAGGTGATTTACACCAAAGATGAGCAGATTCGACAAGCCTTGATTTCGCTCGGCTGGAAACCCCCTAAGACGCCGAACGAATGATATGCACCGCATGGTTAATTTTTAAATAAATTGACACAATCGTGCGAGACTATTAAAATCGGCGCATCCAGAAGATTTAAGGGGTTATATTTTGAGGCAAAAAGCAACAGTTAGAATTTCTATCGCAGCAGGTGGGAAGTTGCACAAGTTGGAGCTTTTGCCGCAACCGTTCAAGGGGCGATACTGGTTGAGATATAACGGAAAAAACTCACAGAAAATGCCTGAATGCACCATATCCGGGTTGATGGATGAATGCAGGAAGATTATCGTCGCGGCAGAAAAAACAAGTGGGTGACGTGAATGAACCGCATACGCCGCTACACTCTGCACCCGTGGAAGAGCAAGCACAACCCGTTGACCCGACGTGTAGGTTTTACGATGAAAGCTGCAATAGTTTTGGCTGTGATCGTTGCGCTATTAGACAATCTCGACCAGCGCGAGGAAGTGACCAATCAGAAAGCAGCCGTCCAAGATCAGATGGAAGTAATCAGGCAGATGGATACGGTCTTGGGTGGTCGCGCTCGATTCGTAGTAGACGGTCGCGTTACGGCTTGTAAGAGCCGGAAGGAAATTAAACTGGTGGAAGGGATACGGGATGCCTATTGACGCAAGCGTAGTGAAGCGGCTGGCTGAACAAACCGGGCTTTCTCTATGGGCTGGTCCGAAACACAAAGCGGCACTTATTTTGCAACTTATCGACTTTGCCAACACCATCGCGGCGCACCAGAGGGAGATTGATGCAGACGTTTGCGAAGCTGAGTATGTTGGGAATAGTATTGACGACGAAGGATGCTGTGAGGGAGATATAGCGTACAACAACGCGCTTAAAGATGCAGCAAGAGCAATCCGCAACTTGGGAGAATCGAAATGACTGAACAGAACGGCTTTGAAGTCACATGGCGGAACTTCACCTATGTGGATATGAAGCAATGTGCAGAATACTTCTGGAAGACCTGCGCCAAGCATAAGGACAAGGAGATTGCAAAACTGCGCGAGAAGCTGGCAGCGCAGCAGGCTATCATCAGCAGAATCAGGGAGATATACACACGCGGGGATGATCTGGATGAGCCGTGTATAGAGGAAGTTAGACTGAGCGGAATGGAAGAGCTCGCCGCAATCAAAGCAGCAGAGTATCAGCGTGGATATAACCGATGCGTGGAATTCCACAATAATTGCGTTGGGCAGTCGGGCAGCGACACGGATTTCATATCCCAAGCTAGGGAAGAGGGCAAGCAAGCCGGACGCGCAGAGCTGGAGAAGGAGCTGATGGAACAGGATCCTGTTGACTATGAGAAGTTGGCCCCTCTTGGTTGGCAAAGCATCGAATGCCCATTCTGTGGATCGACAGGCGCACAAGCATTCCCGCAGCAGAAGCCGCTGAGTGATGCAGAGATAGGGGATCTATGGGCTGGATGTGTTAAGCAGTATGGGCATATTGCTGGACTGTATAAGCACCAAATAGCCAGAGCAATAGAAGCCGCCCACGGAATAACAGGAGAGAAGAAATGAAACTAGCCTGCCACGTATTCGGGCACAAGCCACCGATATATTCCACGAAAGGCTGGTATTCGCCGGGAGAAGAATACGCAACGGTAATATTAGGCGCAGTGGATGGGTGCGGTAGGCAGCATGCAATTATTTTTGCGGACTGTGCCAGATGTGGAGCAAGCTTTAAGCTGGCGCGTATTCATATTCCACCGACAGGAACAGGAGAGAAGAAATGAAGACGACGTACTACTCGCCAAAGATGGCGCGCATGGCCGACGAGGTGAAGCCATGAGACGGTCGCTCGCCGGTTCTTTGATGCTTGCGATGGCTGCGGGCATGCAAGCTGATATGGTTTACCCAACAGGTTCGCTCGTCACCAATAGAACAAACTGGCCTAAGAGCAAGACCAGAAACACTGGGACTGCGAGACTGCGCAGAAACGCAAAGAAGGGTCGTAGGTGAAGCCGTGTGCATCCACAAATGGCTGACCCTGTACGCCGACAGGAAAGGCACGAAAGTTCAGTGCGTCCGGTGCAGCGAGGTGCGGCGCTGGACGTTCATGCCGAAGCCTAATCCACACCCACTCCCTACATAGAATAATGTATTATGCGGCTTGTTTATTACGATCTTCAAGCCGTGAAAAATAAAAAAACCGATTCTGAATACTACGTCCATTGGGCCGTTTTCTTATTTCTCGCAATGGGTGCTGGCGGGATTCTGCTTCAAGTACTCAGGTTCGGAGCCATTGTTGAATTTGGC